TGCGGAAAGAGTGAAGTTCGCATTGAATGCAAAGGAAAATGTGACCTTGTAGAGTACGGAGAGGATAATGATGTTAAAATCATTGGCTACGATGACGTAAATATGACGTTAGGACACGTTTACACATCAGAGTGGAATAGTTGTAAGGACGAGCAGAAATAACGTCTTACAGCTCATTTAAATAGCAAAGTTGGGAAAAAGAATATTTATTGAGGAATTGTCAATGATTCCGAGGTATCTTTGAATTAAATTTGCATAGTTTTAATATTTAGAAATATCAGAAAATGAAAATAGTACAGAAGACATATAAGTTTAGGCTTTACCCGAATAAGGAGCAAGAGAAAATACTTGCGAATTATTTTGGTGGTGTCCGTTTTGTCTATAATCATTTTCTCGCCAAGCGCAAGGAACAATATGAGAAGACCAAGAAAAGCTCAAATTTCTATGAGCAAGCAAAGGAACTGACTGCAATGAAGAAGACCGGATCCTATTCGTGGCTAAGAGAAATTAATAGTCAGTCCTTGCAGTATGCCTTGCGCCACTTGGAGACCGCCTACGTGAATTTCTTTAAAGGCAGAACTAAGTTTCCACGATTCCACTCGAAGAAACATGGTGGTAGCTTTGCCGTTCCTCAACATTTCAAGGTTGAGGGAAACAGGATATTCATCCCGAAGTTCAAAGATGGTATCAAGTTCGCCAAGAGCCAAAATGTAAAGGGCGAATTAAGAAACATGACGGTATCTGTTACACCAAGCGGAAAGTATTACGTTTGCATCATGGCACAGGTTGAGGTCGAAGACTTGGAGAAAACCAATCTGAGTGTCGGCATTGACTTGGGTTTGAAGGATTTCGTGATAACTTCCGATGGTGACAGATACACATCAAATAAATTCATTAAGAAATATTCAAAGAAGCTTGCTTCGATGCAGAAGCACCTTTCTCGTAAGAAGAAGGGAAGTGGCTCATGGAACAAGCAGCGCATCAAGGTAGCAAGATTGCATGAGAAAATCATGTCTTGTCGAAAAGACAAGCTGCAAAAGGTTTCCGCTGACCTCATCCGCAAGTATGATGTGATTTGTTGCGAGGACTTGAATGTGAAGGGGTTGTTAAGAAATCATCATCTTGCTAAGTCCATTACGGATGCTAGTTGGAGTACATTCGTTACTATGTTGGAGTACAAGGCGAAGTGGTATGGCAAAACCATATTCAAAATTGGTAGGTTCTATCCATCATCAAAGACATGCCATTGTTGTGGATATATCAAAGAAGATTTATCATTGTCAGACCGCTACTATACATGCCCAAATTGCGGTAAGTTAATAGACCGCGACCTGAATGCAGCGAAGAATATACTTAGTGAAGGTTTAAGAAATATATCGGCAGGAACTGTCGATTACACCGATGGAGAGGGTGTTAGGCTTGTTTACAAGCATTCCTTGATGAAGTCGGAATCCCATAATTCTTCAATTTGTGGGTAGTTCAAATTAGTTAAGGTTTAGTTAGATTTATGTTGATTAAAAAGGGCAAGTTCAGTTGTGAAACCGAGCTTGCCCTAATTCATAAATACCGATATTGTTAAACTAAATATTCTTTTGGCACATAGTCTTCTAATCTGTATTGCATCATCCTTTCATATACCTTTTCATCAATATTTCCCCTCCAACGTTCGGCGATGCTTTGTATTACAAGTCTTTTAGTTTCTTTATAAATTTCAAAAGCTACCTTTATGTTGTCCGTAAAACAAAGATATTTATCTTTTCCATTATGATTTATTCTTGCAGCATATTTACCCATGTGTTTTATATATATAACTCCAATAGGCAAATCTCTTTTCTTTCGCTTGTAAGAGAACTGCGTATTAATTTCGTTTGGCACAAGACAACATGTTTCAGGTGAATATATTTTATTTCCAGGAACAAGAATATCTTTATCTAGGTAATACCCTTTACGATAATTCGTTCTAAACCATTGAAAGAAATTACTAAAGCTATGCCATTCGTCACAAACAGTACAACCTACACAACTTGGCTGCATTGATTGCACATAAGACGAGTAGCACCTACCTAGCATTGTTCTCCATTGTGTGTATGCTTCTGTAATAATAGGGTCACTATCCATTGGAAGATAGTAATCGTATCGACCTACACCGAATACCCCTCTTCTCCTTTTCTTTTCCCAACACAAAGGGCATCCGTCACCACGTAAATGTGCGTTTGGTGTAATCGCAAATACACCATGCTCTTGGCATATAAGCTCTACCTTTGTCTTGTTGTTTTTGTACACAGCAAGCGAATAATCATATCTGTTTCCGTGAATATTCCTTGCCTTTTTAACAAACTCTTCTATAGTCATTCTTTTAGTTCCTCCACACATAGGGCATCCTTGATGCTTCATTCCTATGTGCATATTTGGAGTTTGCCAAAATGAACCATGAATAGGGCATATAATCTCAACTTTCGTGTTGCTATTAATGTAGCGTACATGGGAATAATCGTATTTATCCCCATGTATGCTAACTGCCTTGTTTACAAAATCTTTAGTCGTATATTTCATACTGCAAAGATACAAAATAAATGCAGAAGAAACAATAAATACAACGTTAAAGATACTTAATTCATAAAAACTTTAAGACCTCTACCGCCTTGGCTGTGTCCAGTCTTCATTACAGATGCCCAATTATCGCAAATTTGGTGCAAATAACCACTTTGCTGTTCCATAAGAGTTATCATTTGGTTGCTTGAACCTCCACTTATGGCTTGCGACACAACATTTCCGAGTCGTTCTTCTAATAATGTGCGAATAGCTCTAACGTCTTGTTGTTGTTGAGCTATATACCATCTACATGAATTGAGTATCGACTCCAATGCCTGTGCGGTTGATTCTGTAACGGACTGAATACCTTGCTGTAAAGCAGAGATATTTGAACTGCCAGCAGGTTTGACGTTGAGAACATCCATCAAGTTCTTTGCATACTCATTGAATAATGCAAGATTCTTGTCTTTCAGCTCCTTGATACCTTCAAGTTCTTTCTTGGTAACGTCAAGACCATTGTTTCCACCTTCGCTGCCCTCAGATACCGCTTTGTCGAATGCTTCAAGGATAGGCTGAATGTATTTTGAAGTAGCTCTATTCATTAACTGCTTGGTGAGCATTGTATTGAAATACTCGTCAAACTTATTGTTGAGTGCTTCGAGTGCATCACTACCTTCATTGAAAGCATCTACCCACGCTTCCGAGAAAGCTTCAGCAGCAGATTTATAGTTAGACTGAGAACCGAAACCGCCAAGTGCTTCCGTCATAGACTCACCTAATTCTTTGATTGTAGAGTTCAAATCATCAATTTGCTGTTCCCATTCTTGAATCTTACCTTCATCGGGCTTCTTGCGACCGCGCTCTGCATTAATCATTGCTTGGTACGCCTTCTGCTGTTTTTTAAGTGCATCGACCGATTTTTGGTTGTATTCGTAGAGCTTTTGCGTATCAAAGGCATCGTCCATACTCTTTTTAAGCTTTTCGTAAGCGTGTTGCAAGGAATTTACAGCGCGTTCTTGGCGTGCAATTTCCTTATCAATCTTTCCTTCGTTGCTAAAGAGTTTAGCTACGCCTGTAAGCGCGCCCATTGCGCCAGATACGACACCTGCATAGTTTCCGCTATAGTACGAACCGACCGCCTGACCGATGCTGCTGACAATATCCAGAGTGTTCTCCAAATTTGCATCAGAACCGCTAAGTGCTTCAAACAGAGCATTAAACGAGTTAGCCATTGTAGAAACTACATCTGTAATATCCGTCACGGATTTTGAGAACTTTGACTTTGCCTGCTCTTCCTCAGTCATAATCGTTCCGAGCTTTGCAATCTGCTCATCGGTGAGGTTTAACTGAGATTTTAAAGAGTCGCGAATGCTTTTGTTAGTTGCCAACTTCAACTTTAAGGCTGAAACAACGCTTTCGTCCGCACCCTTAATCTTTGCTAGTTCATTATACTCATGTTCCAAAGACTCAACATAGGCATTTTGGTTCTGCAATTTGCTCGTCAAATCTGCTCTAAGTCCGTTAAGCTCTACATACTTTTCTACGCCGCCCGACTTTTTTAAGTCTTTACCAGCCTTAATCATTTCTTTAAGTCCGCTAGTGAAAGCCTTGAAAGGATTGCGTGAATTGCGAACTTCATTGACCTTATTAATCTGTTCCGCAATAGTCTTCAACTCTGTTGGGTCTAGGTCTCTAAGCTCTGTACGCAACTGTTGCAGTCTTTCTGCCATCGCATCAAGTGCCTTAGAAGAAACTTGGTCTAGATTATCAAACAGACGAACATACATGTCGCTATTTTTAAAATCTTTCCAAGTATTTTCGCCAGTCTTCTTTTTGTAGTCCAAGTCAATATTATCAAGTAATTTCTTCTGAGTTTCAGGGTCAGAGAAATTCTTCATTATTGCTATTCTATCCGCGATATATTTTCTATCAAGCTGCAACTGGTCTGACAGGCGTTGCTTATACTCTTTGAAGAGTTTTTGAGCAGTATCAGTCGTGTCTTGCTCGATTTTCTGATTGAGCTTTTGTGTCTGATTGAGATATTCTTTTTCGACATCACTTCCAGAGAACTTTTTCCTTATGACTTCTGCGGTATTCTCCAAATCAGAGTTGTATTGCTGAATAACCTTATCGCCCCATTTTGTGAAATCTTTACCATAATGAGTTTCGTAGTCTTTGATGATATACTTATTAAACTCATTATTTATGTCTTCCTGTACTTCATCAAACGACTTCGTGAGGTCTCCAAACATAGACTTAATAAGCTCATCAGACATACCCTCATCTTTCAGTTTTTTATACAAGTCCATCTGAGAGAATGCATCATTGACATTTCTAGATATATCATCCTTTAATTTGTTGTATTCCTTCTCGGAAACTTTCAAATCAATGTCTGCCGAAATGCGGAATGCGTTACCTCGCTTTGTCAATTCCTTGTACTGAGAACCAATCTCACGAATGCGTTTTGCCACAGATGCATCGTCTGGCAGAATATCAGAAGCTTTCCATCCTACATTTTGCGCAGCCTCTTTAAAATACTTACGAGTAGCAGATAATGCGGTCTCTTTTGATTCCGTCTTAATCAACTCGTTGTATTTAGAGTTCATATCCTTTAACAGAGAAATGCGCTCTTGCAAGATGTCTCTTTGTGCCTTATCTTGTTTGATTCTATTTTTTTTAGCATCAACTTCGAAAGGGTTAACACCCAAAGCTAACGCTTGCTGAGTCGCGGCTTTCTTCAATTCCCTAACCTTGGCTCTCACCTTGGCTACAGAAATTACCATTTGATTTGCTCCAATTTCACCAGCCTTGAATATCTTTCGGATAGTATCATCAACTGTTATTGTAGGCGAGTTTTTGCCAACAGCAGCGAGTCTCTTTTCAACTTCTTTCCAAGATTTTGCAGCCTTTGCTGCTTGGTCTCCTTTCCCAAGGAAGCCTTCAAAAGCCTTATCGTCATCAATTTCTTTGACAACGAGGCTAATACCATACTTTTTCTTTGCAAAGAAATCATTAATATAATCATCAACCCAAGATACTTGCTTCTCCATATTGGCTCTATCAATATACACATTGATTCCAAAGTGTCTATAAGCAAGGTCTCTCTCGTATTGACTCCAATCGCGCTCGGCTGCAATTCTGTCAATTACGCCCTGTATCTTTATAGGGTTATTGCTATATTTTTTTCTAAGGTCTCCAAATACTGCATCAAATTCGCTGTTCAATTCTTGCGCCTTATCTTGCACGCTGTTCATTGCACGGATAAGGTCATTGAAATCTGCTTGCGAAGTACCAATGAAAGATGGCATTTTATAGTCACTGCCGCCTTGTGCTATGTTGATTTTCTTTATCAACTCATACATACGTGTCATATAGTCAATGTTGGATTCGTTATCCTTTTGACCTGCACGTATCTCATCAAAGTATTTCTTCGTGGTCGAAGTGGCTTGTTTGTAGTTCGCGTTAATGTTTGCTACAACTCTCTCCATTTGTGAAGACTTTGCGAGAGCATCAATCACGGCATCCTTGTAATCGTCCGCATCATCATCAAGTCCATCAGTAAACCAAGTGTTTTTTGCATCATTCTTGGCGTAATTTCTTCTGATAACCTCAATGCTATCAATGAAATCTTTATACTCTTTTTCAACCTTACTGAAAGTAGCGTTAAGTTGGTTTGCATCGAGACTATCTACATTGATTTTAAAAGTCAGTCCGTCTTTTGATGCGGCATCAATAAGCTTTTGTAACGTTGTACGTCTATCTTCGACATTCTTTTCTAAATCCTTTCCTTCTAATTTGCCATTTGCATTTGTGGCTGCATTTGCTAGGTCGTTGTACGTTCCAGCCAAAGCACCTATTGCACCCTTTGCCTTTATGGTTTCTTCTTCGGCTTTACGTACATTCTCGTTGTACTTGGAAATCTTATCATAAACAGTAGTTATTACTTCTGCTACAGCGTAAATTGCAAGACCTACGCCTATACCTGATAATGAACTTTTAACGAGACCGCCAAAATCTTTGAGAGCTTTTTTCATTCCATTCAAGGAGTTTACGAAAAGAGCCTTGTATCTCACGATACCTGTACCAGATGCTTGCGAAAAAGCTTGTCCGAGACTAGTCTTTGCAAACATAGAGTTAGCCTTTAGAGTAATAAGAATAGGTATAAGAGCTTTTCCTATCTCTGCAAGAGCCTTCCAATTATTAAGCATAGAAGTACTCCAGCTTACCATTCCCTTCATTGTGCCCTCGTTAGCCTTGCCAATATCATTAAGCATCACATCGAAAGCATCCTTCAAGTTGGAAATCTTACCTTGGAGAGTTTCAGCCTGAATCTCTTGCATATTGTAGAATGTTCCACCCTTATCGGTCATGCGTTGGAATATCGCCTCGACATCCTCAAATGTGACCTTACGCTTGGAAATCATATCAACAATCTGCGCGGTCGTGTACGCTTCTCCCTTAACTTCCTTGAAGTATTGTTGCAGCTCGCCATACATATTAATACCAGCCTCGGTAAACTGACGAACCTCAGAACCGCGAAGGTATGCAGCAGCCTTGACTTGTCCGTATGCAAGGATAAGTCTTCCCATATCAACGCCAAGACCTGCTGAGACATCGGCAAGTCGCTTGGTTGTATCATAAAGTTTATCAGACTCAATTCGGTAAGCGGAAAGTTGTCGTGTGTAATCCACCAAGTCCTTGATACGGAAAGGTGATTTAACGGCAAGTTCTACTGTTTTGTTGAAAATCTCGTCTGCCTTTGGCTTGTTCTGCAAGATAGCTTCGAGTGAACGCTCTGAAAGTTCAAACTGACCTCTGACTGATGCAATCTGCTCGACAAAATTCTTGACAGAACCCACTGAGAATGCAAATGCCATACGCTGTGCCCAACGTGACATATATCCAGCCATATATGATGTTTGTTCGGTCAACGCGCGAGAATTAACACCAGCCTCTTTCAAGTTTTTGTTATGTTGCTCAATTGCAGCATTGAGAATATCCAATTTTCGCTTATAATCAGCATCGGTTTGAGACAACTTCATACGAGCCTCTTTCAGATATTCTATAGCGCGTACTTGGCGGTTGAGCGTATTTGCAGTAGCAGAGAAATCGAGCGCACCTTGATAGGTGGTATTTGTCTTATTGTTTCTTGTCTGATAGTCTTTTGCCCTATCAGCGTATGCTTTTCTCTGTTTGTTGTTGTATGATTGCTCCGCACTCACCATCTTATCGAGAGCCTTCTGAAAAGCAACAGCACGTTCATTATACATCTGCTGCTGGTATCTCAACTCATCCTGTAATGCCTTCTTTCGCTTAATAAGTGCATCTTGGTCTGCCTTGGTGAGATTTTGTGTTGTATCTCGCAACATACTTTCAATAGAACCAATTTCTTGCTTTAACTCAGCAATATTCATACCGCTAGCACCCTTTGCAGATTCCTGTAATCTCTGAAATGCAAGTGCAGCTTGCATAATACCACTAGTGCCAGAACCATTCATCTTAGATAGCTGTGCTACCATATTTTGAATGTTCTGTGCTGCTGACGTAATGTTATTGTTCATGTTACCTGCACTCGCACCTACGTTTGAGATACCACTGCTTGCATTTGAAGCAGATGCGTTGATTGTTGCGAGTTTTGCTATAACTTGGTCTAAAGAATTAAGGAATGGCTTAGTACCAACAGACATATCCTTGAAAGATTGTGTTACACTAGACGCGGTATTTTTAGCCGTATCTTGTATGTCTTTCAATTTTTTGTCTGCTTGTTCTATAGCATCTAACGCACTTTTAGGAATGGTTAGAGCTGCTCCTAATGATGAATCTGCCATAATTCAAAAGTTTAAGAGTTTATAAAATAGGTATTCCAAGGTCATTGAGATTTCGTAAATCCTCTGCACCATTGATTACCTTTGCATTCTTTAATTTGTCGTTCTTCTGATTATTGCCTTTATCTGACGATATATACTCTATATGAGTAAAATCCATAGACGCAAGGCGAATCTGCGGAACGGTCATTCTCCACTTATATTCTTCTTGCGAGCACCATGTGTTGGCACGTAAGAAATCTATCATTTGTCCGTATTCTGTTCGTGACGGGATAATTCGGCTGCTTGTTTCTTCCTCATCAGAGCTTGATTGCGGACGGTCTGAATCACATTGGTACTCGCGAAGAAAAAATCCACATCTAGCAAATTGAGAATCTCAACGAGTAATGTTGCCCAATCCTTGATGTCATAGTCTCCCCAAAGCAACTGGTCGTAAACTTGTTGGTATTCCTCAGAATCAATGCGTTTCTTGTCATTGAGCAAGGATAGTGTAATTACTCTTGCCACAGATGGAATGTTGATAGCAAACTCCTTGATAACATCACCCATTGATAAGTTTTCGCCCTTGACAATCTTGCAAGCCTCCTCTGCTATCATCCATTGAGTGCCGGGCTTCAATGCTCTTATCTCCCACTCTGTACCTTGTAGTTTTACAATTGTAGGAGAATCATTCATAATTTGCGCAAGACGTTCCATTGCAGCATCAGACAAAGGAGAACTAGGTAACACCTTATTCTCGTCTTCTACAGCTTGTTTCTTAGCCTTATTCGGGTCTTTTTGTGCTCTATATACTTTTCCCATATATATGAATTACTTTCTAATCACACTTACTGTTCCATTATACTTCTTGGATAGGTTTTGCAGCTTTTGAAACGACATAGAAATGACTCTGTAAGATTGTTTCAGATTACCACCGCCATCTTCCAATATCTTAGCGTATGGCATAGTCGCAACGACAGCCAAATCAATTACTCCACTAGGGGAATAATCGTTTTTGAGATATTCGTTTATCGCCTCACGACCTTTAATTTCTTCTCCATACCAATTCTTGCCTTTGGATGCTTTTGGCGAGGATGATAAGTAACCTATCTTTTCAAGCTTGCCTTCGACATAAATGCCATATCCGTAAGAATCATATAGGTTGTATGTTCGATGTGTGTACGTAATCTCTTGAATACATTCTCTTAACACATTCTTTGCATCCTTGTCTAATTCCTTCGTAATAAGCTTTAATGCTTTTTTGTATAATGTTACAGCCATAAATGATAAAACTTAAAAAGGAGCGGACAGCATTAAAGCCGCCGCCCCTTGTATATAGTCGAGAATTGTTGAAGAATCTGCATTATACACTAGCAGTTGGCAATGTGTATGCAGGGTCAATGTAGAATGGTGTCTTGCGAGTTACACCGCCATCTTTAACCTCAACCAACTGACCTGTGCCAGCAAGTGCAACCTTTGCCAAGTTAGAGTTCAGAGACTCGATAGTTGTCTTGGAATTGAGCTGCAATTTAGGCAGAATCAATGCTGTGTGTGTAGTGCCGTCTGCGTTGTCGAAGACAACAGCGACCTCTGCATACATCAGCTTGTAACCAGATGGAGCGTAAATCTTACCATCAGTACCCTTTGTAAAGCCGCACAATGCAGTCAATACAGGAGCTTGAGTATCTGCAACCTCGGCAGCAAACTGATACTTACCAGTTGTCACGATAGACATGATAGGAGTATCAGAAGTCTCGCGCTCAATATCGGTAGTATCGTTATCGTCCTGAGAGATAGATGTGGTGTCGCGAACAACATCGTCCAAATCGTAATAATCGTCACCAGCCGCATCGCCATTGAACGGACGAACAATAATGTGTGAAGGCTTAGAGAGCTTGATTGCACCTGCGCCTGTACTTGTAACTTTCGTTGCCATATTGTTATGAGTTTAAATTGTTATCCTAAATAAATGAAATAATTAACGTACAATAACCGAAACAGAAATAATCTGAAAATGGAACTGACGGTTTGAATCATATCCGCTATCTCTGTATAATACACTAATTGTATAGTTTGCGTCTCTTGATTCATCAATGATTTTGTCAAGAATACCTTCCATCTTGTCAAGTAACTTTACATTCTTTCTCAGTGGAGTTCCCTTTGGTCTTGCATAGAGATAAATGTTAGCATAGCCAGAAGAATAACCGCCATAATCTCTTTGCTGACCTACGTCCACATTGACAAAATCATCCCAGTTCTTACTAGTTGTAGGTGGTAATTCCCCAACAAATATATTGTCTGAGATTTTCCCCTTAGTAAGAAGCATCGAAAAGAAATTCTCAATTCGAGACAATCTGCGATTAATCCTCTGTGCCATACCTTGTTATCCTAAATACATTTTACCTTATGAAAAAACTAAATATCAGTACCCTTGATGTAAGCTACACATCCGTGCATCTGTGTCGGATAAACGCCAATAACCATTCCGTCAACGTCCATTCCGTACATTTTTCCACGGAAACGAATGCCAGCATTCAAACCTTCAGGAATATATTCTTCATCTTTTCCGTCTTCTCCATCTTTCGTTGGCATCGGAAAATAGATTGTATATCCTAGCGTAACAACACCCGAATTAAAGAGTTTGTTGGTTTCCTGAATATCGCAATCAGTTTCAAAAATGATAGTTTCTACATTTTCTGTTTCTGACTCACCTGCACTAGTATCAGTATCGCCTAACATATCCCCATCGCTTCCGATAAGGTCACCATCTTCTTTCGGCTTTTGTTCCGAGCGGTAGAACACGCCATGATAGGCATATTCTTCCAAAGCATTTCTGTCAGTGTACATAGCTTACCAATCTGTTTCTTTAATCCATTTAACCTCTCCATCGGTTTCATTGAGAGCTTCAAGTTTTTCATCCTCTCCATACTTCTTGTAAAGTCTTTTGAGTTCTGATTTGATACTCAGCAATGCAGCCGATGTAATGGTCTGAGCACCTACCGTAAGAGTATATGCGCCATGTTGGTTTGTGGTCGATGCTGTCTGATAGACACCGAATACAATCTTTTCCAAGAGTGCAATCTTACATCTGTCTTTCTGTTCTTCTGTCAAGTCCAAATAAGACTCAACATCAGAAACGCCGCAATCCAAAGCGACATTGTTTAATGCTGACTTGTCGAAGACAAAGTTAGTCATGCCGCTCAGATAGTCCAATATGTCAAACTTCGATGCTGCCATTGAGAGATAAATGAATTAGATGTTATTGTATATTGTGAGTGAACCACCATTAATTACCTACTGTTGAGGTATCAATGATTACGTGGTTCATAAAGTCGAGAAGTGCAGGGCAAGCCGACATCATGACCTTAGTCTGCCACTCGCGGAACTGACCGTTATCCATTGCGTAGTTTCCTACGGTAACGAGTCCGTCAGCGATTGAAGCCCAAGAAACATCAATGTTCTTTGCGCCATACTTCTGTTGAAGTGTCTGGTCGTAGATAGGAGTCCACTTGAACTCAACGCTATCACCAGTAGGGCAAAGTACAACAATCTTATCATCCCAACCTTGCACGAACGTGTCAGTTGTAACAGTCTTGTTGCGCTCCTTCTCAACGACAATCTCGATAGGAGAAAGACCTGTCATGTCGGAAAGTGATTTCTTGAAGTCCTCGTCCAAAATCTGCATGTTAGCAGTATATGCGCGGTCGTGAGCCTTGCACCAGTTGATATACCACTCCTTAACCTCCTTGTTCTGCAAGAATACATCACGGTACATCTTGCGAGTCATCTTCCATACGAGAGAAATCTCAGTACCGCCACGCTCATCGCGATAATCGTCTTCAATCTTTCTCATCTGTGAGATAAGGTTGCAGTCTGGGTCAGTCCAAGCCTTTGCGCCAGCCTTCTTGCGGTTCTCTGTTGGGAATGGCTCAACCTTCTGCAAGAACTGCTGCAAACCTTCACCCTTGCCCTTCCAACTCATCTTTGCAGTTGTCATAATCTGTGCTGTCAGGTTAGAGAGTGTTGCCTCTGCTGAGTTCTTACCTACCTGAACAACATCGCACACCCAAGCAGCCATAAGGTCTGCATCGTTGCCGAACTGTTCAAAAAGTTTCTCTTTGTACTCGCGTTGTCTTGCGTTTTCAGACCACTTGTAACCGATGAAGTCTGGAATTGTACCTGTGTATATCTCCAAACCCTCGTTATCCATTTCTGGAGCATCACCAAGTGGAGCGCGAAGGTGCATCAAAGGAGCTGCCTCTGCCTTGCGAGACTTGATGCTGAATGAAGCCACGCCATCGTAGTCTGTAGGTGTAGGCATAGAAGCTCTACGACCTTGTGTGAGATACCAGCCATAGTTGGTATAGAGCAACCCCTTGGTATTCAAGAAGGTTCTCAGAAAGTTGATGTTATCCTTAGAAGAGAACAACTTGGCGTATCTCGAATTGTTAAAATCAAATTGTTGCATATCCTGAATACTTAAATTAATGATATGTTATCCTATTGTTATCCTATTGAAGTAGAGCGGTTAGAACCCGAACCATCCGTTCTCTGTTCTTGTGTTCATCGCAAGTACGGCTGGTGGAAGCTTGTTGCACTTTGCCAAGTTCAAGATTACTCTTGAATCCTTAATCAATGCTGGAGTATAAGAGTACTGAGCACCCTCACCTTCCTCAACATTGGTTGATAAGTTAGGGTCATAGAAGAAGTCGTTGTCGCGGTCGAAGTAAGTGTTAGGATTTGTAACCATAGGAGCTACGGTTGCACCTGCCTTTTCTGCCTCTACGAGAATATCGCCAACCTTCAATGCAACTGCAAGAGTCGCTGAAAGAGTGAGCTTCCAAACATCCTTGCCACCTTCGGTTGTTTTCTCTACAGCTGTAATGGTAACACCCAAAGACTTCTTTGTAAAGTCTGACTGTGCCACCATTATATTATCACCTGCAAAAGGAATGTGATGATAGCCATCATTGACAACCAAAATGTCGGTATCAGTGTTTGTAGCCGCCTTTGCCAACTCGTAATACTTCAAAATCTTGACGGTCTGACCGCCATTCTTGCCGTAAGTGTCTGGGTCATACTCGCAAAAATCACCTGCGTAAGCCTTAGCGCGACCCTTGAACGGATTTGTGATAACACCACCAAAAGGAGGGTAAACGAATGCGTCCTTGTTGCCGCTTACGAGGTTAATGAAAACGCTTCTATGACCGCCAATCTTACCATGTGCTTGGATGAGTGTACGACCGCCAAAGTGACCGCCATATCCATGCTTCAAATAGAAATCATCTGCTGCTGCCATAATTTGTAAATTTGTTTAATAGTGAATGAATAATGTTATTCGCCTGCGTCAGGGTTCACGATACCCACAACATCAGAGAAATCGTCAGCCTTGCCATTGTCACCACCGCCAGCACTACCTGGAGTGTTGTTGTTTGGCTTTGAATGAGAGAGATTGTAAAACTCTTCCGCATCCGTAAATTCCTGCTCGATGTCCGAGTCCTTAGTGAGGTTCAACTTGTTCATGTATTTTTCAATCCACTTACTATCGTTGATACCTTTCTCCTTGAACTTTGCGAGAAGTTCACTACGTTTCTGTGATACAAGCTTAGATGCTTCGTATTCTGCATCCTTCTTCTCTAGAGCTTCCAAGCGTTCCAAAAGCTTCTTTTCTACAGCCGAAGGCTCTTTGTCATCGTCCTTTGGATTTGGCTTAATGTCGGGATGCTCATCGTTCCATTTCTTGATGAAGTCGGCATTGTCCTTCTCGTAGTTGCCGTTAAGGGAAACATACTGCGGCAAAATCTTCTTCACCAAATCATCTAACTCTGTATCTTCACCAACTAAGAGGTCAAAGTGGGAATCACTCAAACTCTTGATTGTCTTTTCACTGATGGAAAGGTGTTTTCCGTTTGCAGTGAGTTTTGCTTTTAGGGTGTCTAAAAGTTGTTGTTTTGTAAACTTCATATTACTAATTTTTAAAATTCTGCTGCAAAGATAATTAAATAATGTGGTGATTTTTAGGTTTTTAGAAACTCTATTTGTTACGTAACCAATATAGAATTAATTTCACTCTATTATATATTATAAATTAGGTATCTTTGCAGCATGAACACGAATAAAGATATAGAAATCAGTCCACAAGAGGGATTCCAAATGTCCTTTGCAAGTAGCAACGTTGACGTTGTTTTTGGTGGCGGAAATCTCGGAGGAGGCAAATCGTATGGTCTTGTACTTGCGATGGCAGAGCCGTTAATGACCGACCCAGATTTTCGTGCAATGATTTCACGCCGTTCACTTGGTAATCAAAAAGCAGGTGGAGGATTCGTAGAAAAGTTTAAACAGATATTCGGAGCTGATTATGTGAAAATCAGAGAGAGCGAGAATCCGCGCGTTACATTTCCGAATGGAACGTTTGTCGATTTGACGTATCTTGACGATTCCAATATGGATAAGTTGAGAGAGCGCGCGAAAGGATGGGAGTACGATTTGATTGCGATTGACGAGTTGACGGAGATGACTTGGGAAGTTTTCTCATACGTTATGACTCGAAACAGAGGTCAGAGCAAGACGTTTACTGGTAAGTTCTTTGCAACACTTAACCCGAAGCGTAGCCACTGGACGAGAATATTTCTTGATTGGTATATTGGACCAGATGGTTTTATTATCCCAGAGCGTGATGGTGTAGTCAGATACTTCTATTGCGGCGCAGATTCGACTGTTAAGGATGTTGTTTGGGGGATGTCTAAGCGAGAAGTCTATGAGAAATGTAAAATAGATATAGACAGAAAGCTTAAAACAATTGGCGGCAACTTTGGATACGAAGTAATGATTAAGAGCTTTGTTTTCTATCAAGGTAAACTTGGTTCAAACAAGAAGATGCTTGAAAACAACCCTGGTTATTTAGGTTCTGTAGCTGCATCTGGCGGTAAAATGGCACAAGCTCTTATGGAGGGTAACTTCAATGTTGACCCAGAAGAAGAAGAGGATATTCCGATTCCTAGCCAAGCGGCACGAGATTGCTTCGTAAAAGACCCAGCCGTAAATGGTGACAAATGGATAACAATCGACTTGGCAGATTTCGGAAAGGATAATACTCTGATGTTGTCGTGGAATGGATTCCATATTGTCAATTACGAAATCGTTATGCATTCAACACCGCGAATCAATGCTGAAAGAGCTAGGCTGTTTGCGGCTAACGAGGGAGTAGCAGAGAGCCATATTATCTATGATGCCACGGCAGGTAGGTATTTCAATGACTATATACCCGATGCTATCCCTTATATATCAGCAGCAAAGGCAATGGGAATTTATTATTTGTCTGCTATGACAATAAAAGACCTATGCTACTTGCGACTGAGCTACATGATTAAGCGAGGACAGCTTACATTCTCTGATAAGGTTGCAAATGCGGTTTATACGCATCAAAACCTCAAATACAGAGTTTCCATACAGAATGAGTTCATGGAAGAATGCGCGGTAGTTCGCTTTGACAAGATGCCGAGCGGAAAGAAGAAGTTGCAGAGCAAGAAGGAAATGAACAGAAATCTTGGAAAAGACCGTTCTATGGACTTGCTCGACCCTTGCGCAATGAGAATGTACCCATGTTTGAATATGGAGTATGGTAGCGAGCTACAGGAAGGATTCAGACTTGCAGAGAAAGAAGTAGAAGAAAAGAATCCTAATGCTCAGAGTATTTATGATGATACGTTGTACTATTAATTTTAGAATATATGCTGAAAAAAGAAAATATAAAAATGATTCTTGAATCCGTGCGGATTGACTGGGATAAATGCGATGAGAAAGACATTGCGTTTGCTATCCTATGTGACGCATTGGAAGATAAGACTTTGGCATATCGTCTTGCTTATCGTAAGAGTGAAAAGGATGCAGCGAAATTCTACGAAACTCCACGATTCAAGAAACTGCTAGATGTTCTAGAACCTTTCGGTATCGGCAATGTTAATAACAACGCTATTACCAAAGAAGAGAACAAAAACGAGCTTCTCAAAATGCTTGACAAGATAGACCAAGCTCTTAGTAACGGAAATCTTGAACCGAAGGACGCATTGAAGATGCAGACTGATATACGTGTAAAGCTGAATGACAAATTTGAAATGGAAGAGTCACAGAAGCAGAAACGAATCATCGTAGTACCAAGCAAGCATGATATTGTTTGCCCTAATACAAATAGAGAATGTAACTACTGGCCTTCAAGAAAGGCTTGTTGCAGACACTTCGGTTTTATTGACCCACAAGAGAATAACGATTCACAAAATAACAACGATGTTGAACCATCATTAAACGACAATAACGATGAGTAGAAAGAGACAAGACATAATCAATGATTTTTTGGAGAATCCTCAGAAATTGCTTCTGAAAAAGCCGTTTTTGAGGGGTTCGCGCTCTATTACCATCAATGATTCTTCTGATGGCTCGGATATTAAGACAAACTTCCGTAAAGAGGCACAGCTCCCAAATATCAGCAAGATAGTTGTTAGCCAAGAGCGTTTTGCAAAGGAATTAGACCCTTATTCTCACAGGGTATTGTTTGATACGAACTTACCTTCTATATGCTGCAAGCTTGATGATGGCAGTTATTGCGAGATTGAGTTTAAGAAGTTTGGCATTCCTATGCAACAGCGTATTGTTGACAAGAAGGCTCTTTGTTTAGGTGGTAATAAACGTAATCATATCTTGCATGACAGCAATCCGACTGATAAGCTCAAAAAGAACTTTGCCGATTTCAAGTGGCATTGGAAAGAGACAAATCAGGATGGTATCGAAATGCAAGCTATACGTATTCAGCAGAGTTATGGTGATGTGGGCTTACTCGTTTACATGAATGAGGATAACGAAGTAAAAAGTAGGCTATTCTCGTATGAAGATGGCTATCAGATTATTACCCATAAAGACGATAACGGAGAACCGCTTCTTGATTGCGTGTATTATCGTACAGAGGACAATGTAAGACACATTGATGCATACGATAAGACATATCATTATCATTTTACAGATGTATTTGTTCAAGACGTTGATACAAACGAAGTACTGAAAGGATGGTGTTTGGAAAGCAAGGAGGTGCATGGATTCTCGGAGAGTCCACTTGTTACAAAGCGTGGTGATGTTGCTTGGAATAACGGTCAAGACCTCATCGAGCTATTCGAGATTATCTATAATCTGTTTGCGGTCATCCAAAAACGTCACGGATGGGGAATCCTTTATATCAAGGGTAAACTCAATGAAACCGCAAAGAAGATTGCTGGTTCTATCATCTTGAATGACACAAGCATTGAAGGAAATGGTAGTGCTGAGTTCAAGACTCCACCTTCTCCACAGAACATGATTGAGTTCATGCAGTCAATTCTCGACCAGTTGCAGATTGCTACAGGATGTACATTTATCTTGCCGAAGGATATTAAGTCTAGTGGCGATATAAGCGGTTTGGCAATTCAAATGACACGCTCTTTGGATATTGAGGAGGCTAACAATGCAGCTATTGAGTGGCAGAATTTCGTCAGCAAGCATTCAAGACTGTTCAAGGAAGGATTGGCAAAGCAGTTGGTTGCAAGCGGCGAGAATCCTACAGCTATCACTGAGTTTAAGCAGATGAGAATCAGCACATCATTTAAGCCTTGGCAGCCATTCGATGAAAGTGCATGGAATCAGATGCTTTGTACATTGAGCGGTGCAGGTTTGATTTCTACTAAGACTGGTGTTGAAAAGAATACTATTTCTGCACCTGACGAGGAAGTAAGATTGCAGACTCAGCAAGAAGAGGCAGATGAACGTGCCGAAAAACAAGCTGAGATTACCGCAAGGACAAAGAATACAGACAACAATAAAGAATAAACATGAAGGCAGAATCATTATACATACAGAAGTTGACTTACGATGAGAACACTGGTAATGAAATTATCGGTTTGTTTCCATCGGAAGCTAACCCTGCTATTGTTTCATCATATACCTACGATGCAAAGCGTATGGGTGGTGCTCCTACCCTTACTGCTACAATATATTCTTCTGAGCCTTTGCAATGGAAGAAGGAAGAGTTCGTGGAGTACAATGGCGATAGATTCTTTGCGTCCTATACACCAAACTCTACAAAGGATAATTCGTCTAGAATGTGGAAGAGTGAAATCACTTTTACATCTAGAAGAGAATTGCTTGATAACACTCTGTTCTTTGATGTTGTCGTTGATGATGTTGATACACAGAACAAAGACAGATACCGCTCAAACCAGACAAAGTTCACGTTTGGTGGAACTATCTACGAGTTTGTAGCTCGCATCAATAGTTCAATGGCATATTGTGGTTTGTATCGTCCTACAGATGAATACAAGGGATATTACGTTGTTGTTGACGAAGGATATGGAGCAGATGAAGTTAAGGAAGTATCATTTGAAGACCAATATTTGACTGATGTTTTACAACTTATCAACACAACTTTTGAGCTTGATTACTACTGGGATGGCAACGTTTGCCATGTCGGCAAGGTACAGCACGACTTAACCGATACACCTATAAAATATGGTAGTAGTGATGCTCTTATCTCTGTATCTAAGGAGAATGCGAACTATAAGATAGTTGATATGATAACTGGCTACGGTTCGTCCGATAACCTGCCATATTACTATCCTAATGATGATGAGTTCGGTGAGGCTATATTTGACGCAAAAAATATAGCAAGTGAGCATGTAGATGTTACGTTATCGGATTATTTGAGATATTCAAAATATAACGATAATCTTGTTCTTTTTAAGAGTAAGAAGGGAAAGTACGAAGGAAATGTTGATGTGTCTACATTATATGTAAGAGATACTTATTCTCCTGAGAATCTTACGCAAGCTGACAATAGTCAAAATCCAAAGGTTAAATGTTGGTTTTGGGTTAGTATAAAAATAAATGTAAAGAAAGGTCAGATTATAGATTTCTCTAAAATCTCGTTTAATTTTGAGCTGTTTGACTATATTCAAAAAAAAGAGAATATAACAAACCTATCAAGTGCAACAAGAACCATAAATATATACACAACATATCACGACCTTTATAAAAACGTATGTACTGATTCTAACTTGGGTGATGCATGTAGTGTTGAATTTGCAGAAGATGGAACATTCTATATTGATATTGATGCAATATTTTCATACAACTGCAAAGTGTTCACTATGGACGGAAAAAGAACATTTCATGGTTCAAGTGCATGGAAGGTTTCTTTTAGTGGTGATGTAGTTTTTTCTCTTGACACAAATTCAGAATATAGTTGGAAAAATGGTGATAATTATATTCCTCTTGACAATTCTGGTATTTATGTTAACGGAATAGCATCTGCAAAATATGTAGAGTATGACTATAACTTCAGAAAAAATGACGAAGGTATTTATGGGTTTGATAAAATCTATACTGGAACAGAGGATGATGCAGTACAAGTGTCTGTAACAGGTCGAAAATGGATTGCACCATCATCGGTACTTATGCCTTCTATATATCGTAACACGAAAGGTGCAGAGCGTTTCTATTATGCTTTGAATAACACCCACAAGTTGCCAAGCGGTAGTGGGTATTACGAGTTTGTAAACTTGTACAAGAAAGGAAATCCTCATCAAGGAACTGTTACTTTTGGTGATATAAAGCCAACTATAAAAGGAATTGTAAATGCAGAAGGACAGCTATTCGGAGAGATTGCAGATATTGCTTTTGATAGTGCTGATAGTGATGTAAAGGATAGTGACGGAAAATATATTCATAGCTATTTCTATATAAAGTTGCATAAGTTTAATGGTGATTTTGGCTTTGACTTGTTTGCTCATGCTTTGGCTAGTGAACCTGCAAAGATAAACCTCATCAAGAGTAACGGATGCCCTGCATGCTCATTTGTGATTTACAATCAACCGAGTGCTGACAATTCGAAGTGCTACAACTGTGTAAGTGTCGATGAAAATGGAAACTTAAAACCAGTTCGCACAGATAAGAATGACTACATCTTTGCTAACGCTAGCGATGCTTACGAAGATAAGCTAAACCAAGATTCAACTCAGAAAGAGTTATGGATTGCGGTTCAGAAGGACACATCAACTCTAGGTATCATAATGCCAAACGCGAGTGCTGGATTTAAACCGCAAAAGGGAGATTTGTTTGTTATCACAGGCATCAAACCTCCAAAGGTTCTTGTAACGGCAGCAGAGAAACGACTCGATGATGCTCTTATCAAGCACATGAGCGAAAACAATACAGACCAGTTCAACTACTCTGTTAAGTTTTCTCGCATATTCTTGCAAGAAAATCCTGACTTTGCAAGTAAGCTAAACGAGAATGCAAAGCTGTCAATACAAATACAGGGCGATTCGGATAGCGATGGAAATCTTATTAGTCACGAAGTTTTCGTCAGCAACTACTCTGTAAAGGTTGATAACGAAGAGCTGGCAGAAGTTGAAATTGAGCTTGTAAATTCGTTGGAAGTTACAAAGAGTGATGTAAAGCAGATTATTGATGCAGTAAAAGGAGAAACGGTTAAATCTCTATCTAGTATGGTTGGTGGTAGTAATACCAATAGCTTTAATGCTAGTATAACCGATAAAATGTATCTCTCTAAACTGACAGATGATATAGCTAGCGGAACAATCACATTTCAGAAGGTACAGAAATTCGTGCAAGGATTCTTCCTCGGTCACTCAAATGAGTTCAGCATAGACGGAAGTGGTAACGCTATCCTATCTAATGTGTTGGTGAATCTCTTGAAGTCACTCGACTTTAACGAAGCAGAACAGAGTGGTTTTGCTATTAAGCAACGAAGCGATGGAAAGTTTCAAATGCTGCTCACGGATTTGATAGTTTGGGGAAAGGCTATCTTCAACACCCTCCTCATCCGTGAACTCAGCTATGTTGGAGGTAACATCGTCCTCTCCCCTGCTGCTGGCAAGATAAGCTACATCAATGAAGTTTTAAGCGAGACAACGAATGAGCTGATTGGTTGGAAATGCTATCTCCTCGCAGATGATGGAACGACCGCAACAATCAATTCATTCAAGGTGGAAGACCAAGTTAGATGCAAGACGTTCAACATAGCACCTGGTATCTATGAGAACGTCAGCAACAAGGACTATTGGAGACTTGTCACTAAGGTGTCAACTGAGAACGAAGCAATCACCGATGATGAAGGTCACGAGTTCTATGACGGAAAGAAGTTCGCTTGGATTCAGATAGCGAAGGAGAACTGCATGGAAGGCTCGGATAACCCTGCTGTAGGAGATACCATCGTCCTCATGGGTAACAGAAGTGACAAGAGCAGACAACACCTTCTGATGATGGAAACAGAGGGAGATTCCGCACCTACGTTCACCATGTACCGAGGCATCAACTCCTACTCCCTCAAAGGTAAATCCATCTTCGATGTAGGATTCAACGGCATCAATATCGTGTCAAAGTACTACCACATAACCACCGTTGATGGAGAGAAGATTTGGACTCCCGTCTATCGTGGTGATTGGAAGGAAGGTACGGAATACAGCTACTATGATGAGGTTACATGGCTTGGCACAAGATGGCTCTGTATCTCTCCAGAAGGACAGACCACGACCGAAGAACCATCTGAGGATTCTCCATATTGGAAGGCTACCACCAACGTGTATACACCAAAGTTATACCTCTATACGGATATAGTCAATAGCGGAATTGCTGTAGGCGAGACACACAACGTTACTTGCAAGCTAATGTTAGGCGATAAAGATGTGACGAACGGAGTCGCATCATGGAAGGTGACACGCAAGACCGATGATTCCTTAGATGATGCTGCATGGGCGACAAAGGATAAGGTTAAGAACTTCAATGGCTCAATAGATATTGTCTGGTCTAATGATGGAACAGAAGACGATATAGGCAAGGGTGATACTGCAAAATTTATATTCACCGCAACCACCACAACAGGCAAAATACATCAAGAATATATTAAAGTTTAAAAAAATAGGAGATTAAAAATATGGGAAAAGAAATTCATCTTTCGGCAACCGCAGCAGTCAGACGAACATTGAAGGGTGACACATTATCCCTCAGTCTGCAAACAAATGGCGTACCGCTCTTTCAAGGTTTGAACCCAGATACGTTTACTGTGTCACCTAATTGGAGCGAAAGCGGAACGCATCCTATCATCACTCCATCTGTTGGCTCTGCACGTAAAAATAACGTGACACTGACTAATCACGCATGGGCTTATAACGGAAAAGATTTAGGATTCAGTTCTAGCGGTACTGGATGGGAGACCTCGACTGTTGATAATAGATTCAAACTAAATCATGCTGATGGTTCTCTCTCTATTATCGGAGACCTCGCTTCTAAGGTTAACCAAGATTCCGATACTCTTACATATTCGGGTGATGCAGTATTGGGAGCTAGCATATACCCAATGGAGAAAAGCATTGATATATTGGTATCTATGTTGGGTGGCTCATCTTATTTTGGAGGTGTGTCGGCTGATACCACGGTATTAAGCAAGGGACAGACAGAAGCTACCCTCAGACCTTGGCTGTTCAACTCCGCAGGTGGAGAGGTTTCTACCTATTCTATTAATCTGTATCGTGGCAGCGGAGCAGACCTTGCAGGAACTTACGATAATCCTGCAAGCGGAATCACTATACACAGAGATAAGACGGGAGATTTGGACAAACTCTATGTAGACAGCCATCAACTCTTCGTCCTCGAATTCATTGTTGATGGTGTTGCCGTGTATAGAACAGGTATCAGCATTGATGATATTTCTGATATTTATCAGCTTGCTCTTAATTCGGTAGGACAGGTTGATGAAGATAGTAATCAGACGTTCAGATGTATCGTTACCAACTGCGAGACAGGACTAGTGCCGAAGAGTATAACTGGCAATGTCACCTTCGTCATCTATACTGATAGCAATGGAAACATCGAAAATAAACGCTCGGAGACAATGACTTGGGCAAAGAACGTCAGTGATGGATTCGTTGTGATGGATGCTGATACGATTGACGAAAACAAAAATATCATCGGTGTATCGGTGTCAGCAGATGCTTATTTAACAGTTGAAGATTAGGAGGAACGCTTATGCCAATAGTAAGTAATAAGGCTAATAGAAAATACGCCCCTTTGGACGTTTCTGTATCAGTAGTGTGCGCATCGCCTAATTCTCCATTCATGCAGACCATGTCGGGTGATAAATTCTTCCCAGACAGAACTCAGAGCGGTTTCGAATGCGTTGCTTATCCACAAGTCAATGCTACGGCAAAGGATGAATCATGGGATAGCAAGCAGTCGAATATATCTCTTGCCAATATGGTATGGAAGGTTTCGACTGGCATGGAATGGAAGGATATATCTAAGATTGATGCTTGGAGCGGTAAGTATAGTATTGATACGAGCAATACCACAAATCGTGGCAAACTCACCATCAAGAGGAATCTTCTAAGTAACGATAAGCAGCAGTTGCAATTCGAAGCTGACCTATATGATTACAGAACGAACTCTATATTGCATATCACCGCTGATACTATCACTCTGTATACGGCAGATAAGGGTGCAGATACCTATGGTATGGGTATTCGGGAAAATACCGATATATCCTATAACCCATTCCTTGATAAGCTGGCTCTCTACGAGTATAAGGTTGCTAATAACATCATATCGGCATCTACGGAGGCAAGAAACGCTTGCTTTGACGGCAATCAGTATGAATGTCATATTCCGATTGATGTATATAAGTCTAAGGATAGAATTACAAGCGGATTCTCTATTGAGCTATATCGTGGAACGACTAAGATGTCTACTTCGTCTGCTGCAAGCCCTAACGAGATTATATCTATCTCTCCATCAGAGATTGTACTTGACCTTAGACTTGTAGAGAAGAATAATTATACCATCAAGGCGGTAATAAACGGCAAGGCTGTTGCTCAGTTCCAATTTTCCGCTTCTAGGTTCTATCCTTCTTTCAATCAGCCTAAGTTCATGGTATGCAATGATATAGAATGGGGTAAGATATACAGAAGTAACAAGGCTATATTGGAGTACAACGGAAGGGTCGTTGAGTACCCTAACCGCATCGTAGAATTGCAATGGCATACCGAAGCAACTAACGGTAATATCGTTACAAGTAAGTCTTGGCAAGAGGGAGATTCATGCTACTACTCAATCGAGGAGTCGGGTCTTGGCGATGTTGAGAGCGATTATCTCGAAGAGCAGATAGAATACGGACAGAGACCTGCCAACGGCTATCTCATTGATGAAGATAGCAATTACCTGCTTGATGAGGATGGTAATCCTTTAATTGATTAATATGTATAATTAAAAAATATAAGATATGGGTGTTAAATTAACAGAAAAGAAGCTTGTGACGGCAATGAATCCCGACCAAACTTTCTTAATTGTAGTAGATGGTGCTCTTCGTAGATTAAGCCTCAGTGACCTTCAGAAGATGATGGGTAACAATATCTTCTACCCGTCAATTACATTGGAGCAGTCTTCTAACCCTAAATTCGCTCTGCCAACGCCATTCATGGCTGATATGTATCAGAGAGCAATGGGTGGATATATGATGAAGGTTGTGAATGGTAAAGTTTTTGCCGCCAAACTCGATGCAAGCACATGGGAGTTCTTTGCTGACGGAACAAAGGTGGATGATGCGTCTAAGTATGAGACGATGGTTCATGTTCCTGACTGTCACTTCAAGGCAGAAAACAAGACCTTGCAATTCGGAGGATTGTTCCCTATTTCGGGCGGCAAGACTTTCGATTCTCCAAACTGGGTAGGTGCATACAAAATGTTTGTTGATTCATCGGGAGTGGGTCATTCACGTCCTGGTGTTGCGCCTTCGCACTCTAAGACGATGGAGGAATTCTGGTCTTGCGCCCAGAAACTCGGTTCAAACTTCGGTCTTGCAAACTATGGATTTCAATGCCTCATAGAAGCATTGGAACAAGTAAGTTTCGGTGACCTTGATACACAATCTGTAATTGGAGCGGGATTCCAAAGTGGTTCTTGGGAAGCATGTCGTGATGTACCTATGGGCAAGTGTATCTCTTTAGGTGATGGCAGCGGTAAGGTGCTCTATAATGATGCTACTATAGGTAACCAATACCCAGTTAAGCTGTTTAGCTTTGAGGACTTATGGAGTAAGCTTTGGGAGTTCCGTCCAAATATTCGATTCTATATGGATGGCGATACGAGATATGCTGTTGTCTATAGTGGCAACCGAGTAAGCAATACTGCTGATGGCAGAAAGTTTACTGTACCATCATCTGCTAATGGAGAGTTTATCACACGAAAAACGCTAGATACATATTGGGATGCAATTCCGCAAGCAGTTGGAGGCAGCGATAGTAAATACTACTGCGATGGCTTCTGGGCTGCGACGGGTGGCGTGCTGCTGATCGTTGGGGGTTACGCTAACAACTGGTCGCAATGCGGTCTTTCGTATGCGGCCTCGAACGGCGGTTTCTCGTACTCGTGGGCGAACATCGGCGCTCGCTTGGCTTTCTATGGCAACCCGACAATCGTGAGCGGTTCGGAGCTCATGGCGATGTGAGACAACGCCTAGCGTTGGCTGCACATCTGCTAGTGAGCTAGACAGAAATAGAGAATTAATAAAAATAATATAAAACGCAAGATTGAAACTGCAAAGTTGAAATCTCCTTTCAATAGGATTCGCAGAAGCACAAAAATATAAACAACCCAATTCCGTGCGATAAGATTTTCTACAACCATGGAGTGGGTGAAGAAAAGGTGATACATCATGGAGCTGCTGAACGTTGGGGGTAACGCTAACAACAGGTCGCAATGCGGTCTTTCGTATGCGAACTCGAACAACGGTTTCTCGAACTCGAGGACGAACATCGGCGCTCGCTTGAATTACTACACAAGATTTCTATTTTTAGAATGACGATATAATTTACACTGTTCCTCGCAAGTCGTAAAGCTACGGGATAGCTTTTGGACGAGAGAGCACATGATTGAACCTGTCTCGATGGAGGGATATTTATTCCGACAGAGCGAAGATTAAAGGCGTTGGGTATGAGTAGTTGGGTATGTCCTACTGCAACAGAGTCCCCTCTCGCAAGTAAGTGATACAGTTGTACGTATGTGCCGAAAGCCAGTGAGCCGAGAGTGTAGAAAGCCTATTGATAAGGAAAGCGATTTTTGAAATATTGGTTGAAGTATAAAAATGACGGACACACAAGAGCTGGCGTATAAGCGCAAGGCTAAACTATGCAAGAAGCATAGAAAGGTCAGAGTAGAACTTGTCAGTGATATGACTAACCTCAATATTGCGGTAAGGAAATCACGCAAGGGTAAGGAAGGAAAGAAGGGAGTTGTGATATTCGACAAAGACTATAATGGTAATCTTTTGAGATTACAGAGAAGTCTTATAGATGGAACTTACAAGACTAGTGAAGGGCACGATTGTATGAGACGATGCCCTTGCGGTAAGGTAAGAAAGCTTCATAAGCTTCCGTATTACCCAGACCACGTTGAGCAGCATGCCTTGATGCAAGTTCTGATGCCATACCTTATAAGAGCTCTCTATATAGAGAGTGGTGCAAGTGTAAAAGGCAGAGGGATGATTTATGCGAAGAGCAGAACAGAACGATGGATAGACGAGAATAAGTCATATGGAAGATTGTATTACTGCAAGCTTGATTTTATCAAGTTCTATGAGAATATTGACCAGCATGAGATATACAAATCGCTGTGTGATTTCTTTACCGATAAAGGCGTTAGAAGACTTTTATATGAAGTTATCTTTGCTCTACCGAAAGGTCTAGGCATTGGTCTATATCCTATTCAGACTCTTACCAACTTCTATATGAGTATCTTATGTAGATTGGTATGTAGAAAGTTCGATGTCAAGGTAGAGATATATTGTGATGATATGGTTATTCTCGGCAAGAATACGAAGGAAGTATGGAAAGCCATCAACTTCATATTGGAATATGCTGATGAAGTGATGCACCAGCAGTTGCACGATAATATCGGAATGCAGATAATTGATGATACGCATTTCCTTGATTTCGTAGGATACCGTTTCTACTTCAACCATACAATGTTAAGAAAGCGCATGAAGGAGAAATTCAAAAAGAAGATGCACAACCTTAAAGACCCTATGAGGAGATACCAAGTGGCAATGAGCTACAAGGGTTGGTTGATGCACTGCGATGGTTTTAATCTTTGGAGAATGATAACAAAAATGAATAGTTTTGATGATTTTAAGATGCCGCAGATTGAGGACAGAGATGCCAACGGCAAGAGAATGTTTGAAGGTCAGAGGATGAGTGCAAGCTACTTTGCCGAGAGAACTATTGTTTTCCTTGATGTCGAATTTGATGTAGATAGCAAGGTTCATAAGTCAGGGAAGAGCAATGTTGTTAGCGTTGAGGAGAACGGACAGAAGTTTAAGTTCTTTACTAACAACAAGAAACTCGTTGAGCAGTTGCAATGGTGCTCAGACAATGATAAATTCCCGTTTCTGGGAAAGTTACGTAGAATGAATCAGAGCGGCAACCCTGATTTCAGAATCGTAGGAACAAAAGCATAAGTGTAATATTTAAAAAGAAAGGATATTATCATGGAAATTAGAAAGTCTACATTTGATTACTCACCTAGTCTGATTGAGTATGAGGGCAATTTTATTCGCATCAACTTTGATGTTGAGCAGATTGAGTTGGAAAATAGTATGGATAGCAGCGAAGGCAAAAAAACTACTCGAATGGCTTATGCCGCCCACGTTGTCCGTATCGAGCAACCTGTGGAGCGAGGTAAGGTTGTTGATGCAATCGTCTCATCCGCTTATCCTACCGATAAGATGCAAGCTATAATCAATAACCATTTCGCTAATCTTGCCAAAATTGCAGATGGGAAAAAGCTTGATGCCGATGACGAGGAACACGAAGCTGAGTATAACGCTATGCAAGATTGGCGCACGAAGGCGAAGGCTGTAGCTACTGATGTTATAGACAATTATATCAGTACTCATTAAAAGGAGGATAATAGCCTATGAAAAAGGTAGTACATCTTTTTGCCTCACAGCGTGTCAACCGCAAGGCACGTACTGACAATGAAGAGGTATTCAGAGAGAAAGTAACGCTCATTACCAACAAGCAGATGAGTGTCGGTAAGTTGGCTGACTTTGCTCGGTTGGTTGAGGATATGGGCATTTGCGGTATAGTGATAGGCGATGGTAAAGTTGTGCTGAAAGGCGACCAGATAGAGGTGCTCAACGGCAATACACCAGCGGCAATGTTCGAGAAAGGTAAGCTCAATGCTAACCTTATTGATGCTGAAACTATTGTGGCTAATGGTATACAAGGTAACACTATTGACGCAAAGAATGCGACAATATCTAACCTTAACGTCAATAACGTTCTTTTGTCAGGTTCGCTCCGCAGTCCTTTTACCGTAGTTGGTGATAGCTTTACTACAGACTATAGCGACAATGCTGTAATGCAAGTAGATAATGATGGATATTCTGGGGCTTATTCTATTCCGTGGAATGTTGAACAGGCTGGTAGAAGAATCTGTATATTAAGTAATCTGTGGGGAGGAGTACAGATAACCAGTTCTTCTGTATCAATAAGCATACCAGATGATGCGAAAGAAGCAGGCTGCCGATTTTACGAGAACGGAATTGCTAAAACCGAGCTTAATTTCTCTACAGAAGTCTTAGAACTCATGGCTTATGGAAATATATCAGCAAGAACTGAGAATGATACTAAGTCACACTATCTGTACGGCTGGATTGTATTAAACAGAATCGACTTGATGACTAACCGTTCTTTCGGTAGAAACAAAAAACTGCTAGCTTACGGTAAGGTGACTGGAACTTCGTCAGGTGCAAGCATTAAGTATCGCACATTCGATGGTTCTGAACTCAGTGTAAATCGTCTCAGTACAGGGCATTATGAAATCATAGCTCCACGCAAATGGTTTCTAAATGAGGGAACTGGCTACTTTGACCTGGAGGCTGTGTTCGTAAACCTTACAGGTATTGGGTATAGTTATGATGATAAAAATAAAGCCTCTCCTATTAAGGCTACTTTTTGGGGGGCTACAAAACGCAATATATGGGGTTATGACGATGAAACAAGTATTTGCATAGAGGTACATACATCTGATGATGAAACAGTTAACGATGGCAGTTTCAATTTTGAAATTTCTAATTTCGACGATTTCAATACTTAAGAACAGATAAGGCGGTTTACCACATGGTGACCGCCTTATTCTTTTCTCGTCCGTCAGGGAAGTGTGTTGCATCGAACTTCTCTATAGGTTCTAATATCATGTCAGCGAAATATGGAGCATCAGAGCCACCGAAAGATGGAATTAAATCACTAAGATAGCCATATCTACCTTTCCTTCGTTCCTCCTCTGCTTGCGTTACTAGACCTTTCGGCATTCTAACAGCAAATGGAAGTTTGTTATAACTAGAACCATCTGTATCGTTTACCCAATAATCGGTTATAGGAATGATACTTTCCTTGTCAAGTTCTAATGCTTCCTTAACTGACAAAGGGTTAGCTATTTTCTCCTTCATCGTCATTTGGCTTCTGTCTTTAAATGGTATCTTCATAATTCTAATGGTTTTGGTTCATTTATAGCTAAATCCTTGCATTCCCAAGGAATATCATATACACTATTACCGATAAATTCACATCCTTCAACGGAAATAGCTTTTTTAAAGTTGTCTACACTAACGAGTTGTATATCAGAAGCGTTATTAGTTCCAGACGGAAAATAGGTTATAACACCTATCATTTCACCACGTTCCAACCTCTTAAAGCTTTCGTATTTTTCGGCATCTTCTATTTGTGGTTCTTCTACGTTCTTAGCATCTGTAAGCACTACCATAACGTCACATCTTAGAAAATGATCCTCTAAAACACCTCTATATGTATCATACTTCTTAATCTCCATAATCTTAATGTTTTGATTTCTGTTGCAAAGATACGAAAATAATCTGAAAACGCAATGTTTCTGTTACCAAAAAACGATAAAATGGTAACAAGAATTTGGTAACAGAACTTTCAGATTGTTACTTTTCGCAAAGTTTAACACAAAAATATTCTCATTTTCGCTAGCTTTGTGCAAAAAAATGTATCTTTGCAACATCATTTAATTTAAATCAACGCTTATGAATAAAGAAGACGAAGACAACCTGTTAAAGTGGTTGAAAGACAAAGATGTCAGTGAGGTTATGGACTTACTGATGCGACATGGTAATCGGTATAGCAGAAGGATTCTGAAATTTTTCAGATGGTTTTGCAAGTACGTTCCTATCACGCTTATGTGCTTTCACGCATACGGCATTTATGAATTCTCTCAGCATCCTCGTGAAATGTTCATCCCATACGCAGAAAATGCACCTTGTTATCTCTACATATATTTCATGGTGTACGTTCTGCCAATGGTTTTGATATTAGCAAGCCGATTTTTCTTCTTGTGTTGGAGATACCGCATTCCCTTCTTCTACTTTGCAAGCATCAATGCGGCTCACATTGTGGAATGGAGTTGGTATACCACCAAAGATATGGTAGATTCTTGCTACACTATCATGGTAGTAACGGCAATATTCTATCTGTACTCTTTTGTGGATTTGTTTATCAGCAGGTCAAAGTTAGGACGTAAAATCTGTGCGTAATGGGAAAGATATTGAATTATAAGTTACTCGGCACGGCTTTTAAGTCGCTGAGTGATGCTTGCTTTAAGGCTGACGAGCAACAGAGAAATGGTGAGAAAATCACCGCTTGCGGAATGAGCGATGATGACCTAGATAGATTATGTGACATCATCCCCGATATGCTCAATCCGATGCTATCTACCGAGGAAGTCAAGGAGAAGCTTCACGTTTCTGATGCAACATTGAATAGAATGGTGGCTAGGGGCGATTTGCCCCATGGCGAATGCAAAAAGCGAGGACATACGAGGTATTGGAAGAAGTGGGATATACTGCACTTCATTAAGAGTAAGAGAAAATAATAGTTGAACATGTAAGTATTCCTTACAAGTTGAGTAAGAGAGGTAAGTGGTTACCTCTCTTTTTTTATTATTTATGATACTACCTCCTATCACCTTAAATCTCTGATAATCAATCACTAAAAGAAAGTGTGATAGAGTTATATTTGCTCTCCCCTATTCTTCGTACCTTTGCATCCGTAATCGATTACATAGTGTTAGTTAATATTAAGGATAACTTAAAAAGATTGTAGAAATGGAAATGACAGATGCAAAAGTCGTGGAAAAGAAAATCTACGAAGATGGTAAGAAGGAGTATGCCAGCAAGGGCTTGGCAGGAACAGCCCTCGGAATTGGCATCGGTGGCTTGGCTTTAGCTTTGCTCAACGGCAATGGTCGTGGTGTATTCGGTTCTCTCGGTGGCAGCAATATGCCTGAGAACGTAAACATCAACACCTACGGAGCTAATTCAAGTTCCAATCAGCCAACTGCCTTACAGGTAATGGAGAAGGAATGCGCTGATGAGGTGAAGTTGCTTACCGACATGTTCGGTTTGAAGCTCGACACCGCTAACAAGTTCTATGCTATGCGTGAGACAGATGTTGCCGAGAAATTCGGTCTTTACAAGTCGCAGGTAGATGCTATAAACGCCGAGAACCGCCGTGCAATGCAGGCTGAGTTCGGTTTGTATAAGTCTCAGATTGATGCAGACTTTGGCTTGTACAAGAATCAGAGAGACCAATACGATGCGTTGCAAGCAAAGTATTGTGACCTTGACAAGAAGGTAGCCGTTATGGAAGCCCTCACTCCTTACAAGGAGAAGCTGATGATGGCTTACGTGAACGAGAAGACCTGCAACTGCTTGCGCGGTCAGTTGGTACTCCCATCTACGCCAGTAATTTCTGGCTACGGCAGCTATTGCTGTAACGGTACTGCTCCTTCCACGCCCACTACAGGAGCGTAACAGAGCAGTAAGGAAGTCGATTAGACGGACTAAAAAGAAATGAGTTGGTGAGGGGTGTTCGCCCTCGTTGGTGGATGCCCTCTCACCTCTCTATAATATATCACCAACTTAAAGATATTGATTATGATGAATTTTGGTAACAGCCCATTATTGGATATGGGCACAAGTCAACAACAGCCGCAGATGATGGATGCCGAGCTACAGAAGATGTACGAAGCAATACAGCAGAAACGAGCATCTATCAACATGCAAGCGCAGCAATCCTCCACCCCTTTATGGGATGAGATAGACAAAATTGAAGACAATCTTACAGGCGCACAACGTCAGTACTTGATGCAAAATCAAGAATACGTCAATAGCTTGCAATATGTGTCTAAGCTAGTGCAAGACGAGGAATTGCGCATTATACGCCCTCGTATCGAAAGCACTCAGCAAGGGCAAGAGGCATTGAAGAAACATTTGTCTTTGATGCAGCGTTTAAGAAAAGAAGTAGCGCAAGCAGAGGAACATAAATCTGCTATGCTAAACGATTATATGACTAACCACAGCGACAAAACTTGGCAAGAGTATCTCGCTTGGTACAACAAAACAAAGAAAGGAGAAACTAAGAAATGAACGTAACGGAATTGAAAGAAAAGCTGCTTACATCGCTTGACTTGTGGGCAGACGCAAGAATTAGCGACATGGTTAGAGAAAACCCTGCATTGGTTATTCCATCGGTTTACATGAAGCGAGCATCACACAACATTATCGCAAAGCACAAGGATAGTTGGGGTAAAAGTATTGAAAACGCTACTCTATTCATTGCCGATGAGAACGGAAACATTGATGCCGATACCATATTCTCAGACCTCATGCAGATGTTGGAGAATATAAGCAACTATGAGTTTGACCTTGGTTTTATCAAAGGTCGCATTGATGGCGGTGTTTTGTCTATTGATTTACCAGACAACATCATAACGACTATCCTCTTTGGTAGCAAGAAGAGTATCAGCTTCACCAAGGATGACTTTGATGAGCTGAAAAGTCTGGTAACAGCAGAGTAATAATCATAAATATAAGAAGATATGGAAGCAAAAGAGATTATGAGTAAATTTGATGAGCTGTATGGAATGATGGCTTCATCAACTAACGTAAAGTATATGCACACATTCGGAGACACCATGCGTTGCATGATGCAGGATATGGCAGCCAAACACCCAGAGTTGGCGCAAGAGTATCTTGATAAGCTTTGCGCAATAAAATGGAAGAATTATCTCACCAAGAAGGAAGCTTCTGAGATTGTGGACGGAATGAATCCATCAGCAACTTGGGATATGCAGACGTGGCTCAATGCAATGACTGGTCTCGGACTTGCAACAGAGGAGAAACCTTACTACAATGACTACGCTTTGTACGTTGCCATGAATCAGGTTGTAAGCGACCACGGATGCACAATTGCAAAGATACTCGGCAAGGAAGATGTTAAGGACATTGGTACAGAACATCTGGTTAAGTATGCCAACCACCTTGCACTCGACTTGTTGAAAGATAAGGATGGCGTGTACGACATAAGAGAGTATTTCTTGAAGTAGCACTAAAAACATACGGTCATGAAAAAGGTATTCGAAAACATATTGGCAAGCAACGATATACAGACTATTAAGAATTGTGTCGCAACAATGGCTGATTGTTGCGAAGTTGGAATGAATGACGGTGTAATGCTTGATATGATGAAGCAAGTTCAATGTGAGATTGGTGAGTGCCATTTTGATGAAGAAATGGCAGATATGCATCTTTGTCTCATAGGTCAGCTTCATACTAAAGATGTAGCAAAGGACTATTGGCATGAGGTCAAGAACGAAAACATCAATCTCGAAGACTGGTGTGTCCTTTGGGGAGAAATGGTAAAACGCAATGACGAAAAGATAAAGAAATGGTTTCCCAAAATCAATGCGCTCGATTATGAACGTAAGATTTTCGATGAGTGCATTTCTTTCTTAAATAACGGAGAATTGCCGTATCATGATTTAAAAGTATAAAGTTTTTCGTTATTCTGAATGAAGTTTCGGTTTTTTTTGCTATCTTTGCAGAAAGAGACCGAAACTTTATTTTTTTTATTATTCAGGATAACAGATTATGATAGATTTATTAGATTCTTCACAGATTCGGCAGATAGGTGTTACTATATTTTCAGCTATACTTGCCTTTGCAACGCCAACGGAAGGCTTCGTTTTGGCGTTGGTTATCGCCTTTGGCTTCAATATCTTCTGTGGTATGCGAGCTGACGGCGTGAGTGTTGTACGATGTAAGAACTTTTCTGCATCGAAGTTCAAGAACGCACTTTTAGAAATGCTCTTGTATATTGTTATTGTGTATGTCATGTATGGAATCATGGTAAGTTGCAACGACAATACAGAAGCATTATTTGTGATTAAGATGCTTACGTATATATTCTGCTATGTGTATATATGTAATTCGTTTAAAAATCTCATTAAGGCGTACCCTAAGAATGTTGCATTCAGAGTTATTTATTACATTCTGAGGTTTGAGTTTGCGAAGGCATTGCCGAGCTATTGGAAACCGATTATTGACAGACTCAACAATGAGTTTGATAAAAAAGAGGAGGAAAACAAAAATGGCAAATCATAAGATACTTGAGCCATTCATTCTCAGATGGGAGGGTGGCTTCGTCAATGATAAGGATGATTTGGGTGGAGCTACTAATATGGGCGTGACTCTCGCTACATACCGCTCTGTATTCGGCAGTAAGAAGACGGTTAACGATTTAAAGCGTATGACCAGAGTGCAATGGGGCATAATCTTCAAGAAGTTCTACTGGGATAAATGGAAGGCTGATGACATCAAAGACCAGAATGTAGCAAACATCTTGGTTGATTGGATTTGGAGCAGTGGTTATTACGGCATCAAAATTCCTCAAAGAGTGCTTGGCGTTTCTGTCGATGGTATTGTTGGTTCGAAAACAATTGCAGCCATCAATGCAAGAGACGGTAGAGAGCTGTTCGACACCATCAAACAGGAACGAAAAGATTTTATTGAACGTATCTGTCAGACAAGACCTCAGAACAAAAAGTTCAAGAAGGGTTGGCTGAACAGAATTAATTCGCTTGCTTATGAAACTGATTGATAAGATAACAAGGGTTTTAATTGCTATTGCAGTAGCAATGCTGATTCTATCAATGTTCTGTAGATGTAAGACGAAAGAACGTGTGATAGAAAAACAGACATACATCACTGATAAACGTAACGAGGCTAAGTGGGATTCACTCTTTAACGCAAAGCTTATTAAAGAGTTGGAATCTTATAAAGCATCACATAAGGAATCCGTGAAGTCCACCACAAAAGAGAAGACGCATATAAGAGACAGCACAGCCTCGAAATATGACGCAAATGGAAATAAAATTGGAGAAGATAGATTCCATTACGAATATCACGACATATCACAGGAATATGTACAAACGCTGAGATATAGTATTTCTAGTCTTAAAGAATACAAGGATAGTACGGCGATATATCATAACAAGTGTGACTCATTAGTCTCAGTGATAAGTAAAATATCGAAAGATAAAGTATATGTAGAGAAACAACTATCAAAGACTGATAAAGTTTTTTTGAATATAGGTAAGATAGCATCAGTTTGTCTTTTTATAGGCATTCTCGCATTTTTGGGTTGGATATACTGGAAGTTAAAACTACATAAACGTTCTTAGTTTTTTCTAATGTTTTTGTTTTGTTATTAGTTGATTTATAAACAAAAAGGGGTGACCGTCCGTGATGGATAGCCACCCCTAAACATATAATAATGCACAGAAGTTATTCGTCAGCCAGAATAAAAGAGATTCCATACTTTTCTGTATAGTAATTCTCGTTTTTCACACGTCTTGTTTGTGAATCGTAATATAATTCAGTTTTGTCAACAGTTTCATAGAAATAACCATACTTTTGCATAAGATGATACATCGCATTTTGTATGCGCTTTGGAGTGATACGAACTTTATATTTTGTATTTTGTTCTAGACCGCTTCTTACACGCCACGATTCCATCTTTCTTGTATGAGTAATCTTCTTACTCAGTTTAGAATAATCGTATGATTTTCTACCAGAAGACCTCCGCTGTCTTACATATTCATCTATTCTTTTTTGTGTTTCTTCGGTGTGCCTAAGATGATTCTTTGCAGCACACCGAATTATAGTAGTCTTGGCAAATCCTGTAATATCTGCTATTTCCCTTGAAGACATCGTGGGATATAACTCAATTACTTTCTCTGTAAGACCTTTTACTTTAGAGTACCATACCATTCTTATCAGAAGAGCCATAGCCGTTATCGCCACGCTCTGTTTTATTTAATTCATCCGTCTCTACAAACATGATGTTGTCACTTGTTTCTAGGTGGAATTGCACGATTTTATCACCAACATTGTATCGCGGCATTTTTGGAAATACGTGATAGAAGACAGCAGAAATCTCGCCAACAAAACCATCATCAATGGTTGCTTCTGAGTTACTGAGAACCATGCCAGTCTTCCATACAGAAGAGCGAGGGCGGAGCGTGAAGCATCTTGAAATGTCAGCAGGTTTGTTGCGGTTTTCAATCTGCAAAGCAAATCCGAGACCGTACTTCCATACGTTAGGCGCAATCTCTTTCTCTGAAATCGCATAGCAGTCGTAGCAGAAATCATCATCGTGCGCCTTAGTTGGCATAATAGCGTTCTCGTTGGTCTTTTTGAATAAGACAGGCACACCAACAACCTCGGTGAATCTATCAATCTCCATGCCATCAACGTTCACCTTTCCGTAGAACATATCAGCAGGACGAGTCCAAACCTTGTGCTCCCCATAGAGAGCCTGATAAACAACTTCTTTCTCCTGAGTTTCACTATTAGTGACCTCAGTAATAAATCTGTAATAACCTCCTTTGAAATGTCTGTAAATCTTTTCCATTTTAATATTTAAAGTTTAAAATTCATATTCATCACATACTTGGTCGCAAGATGATTCGTGCTCGTTATTGCTGCACCATCCTACGCCGTAAACGTCTTCGTTGCCAAACCAATGACAGTTGCCGCAACATCTTTCTTTATACATCTTGCGTTGCTTCATTTTTGGCTTTATCTAATACTTTCAAAATACAATCACTAGCTATTTCGTCTGCATAACGCATAGGAACGTAAACACTATCATAGCCCCTTACGGCACAATTATCAACAGTAAGTCTATGATTAATTCGAAGAATTAACTCATACACATCATCGTCAGATATACATTTTCGTAACCCATCTTCTATATCTCCTCTAAGAAGACACGGAACATCGTGAGTTATTATGTAATTTAAAACTATTTCTTTGTAGCTCATATCACTTAAACTTAATAACAAAAAACTCGGTATCAAGCCATTTGTCGGGGCATAAGCCTCTCTTAGGCTTCCCGATGGTAATTCTCTCAATCTCCTTTTCGATACGTGGGCTATCCTTTCGGTAGCCGTTGATGAAGAGGACGTGTGTGTAAGGAATAGCCTTGTAATATGGACTATTGATGCAATAGTTAGCCATTTCGGGGCTAATACTATCCCAGTTTTTAACGCAATGAGTGGGTATCTTCTCGTTGGTACAAGTATCTTCATTCCATAATAAGAAAAGGCGTTTTACCCAATATCCTTTTATTGTCCGATACTCTTCATTCTTTCTTCCGTCCGCAATCATGTCGAACCATTGCTTGCTGACGGTGAGGGTCAATATTTTCTTCTTCATCCTTACACCTCCTCCCAGTCTGTTGCGAGAATATCCTCAGAATCTTTGAAAACACAAGGAAAGAATTTGCCATCGCATACAGCCACAATAGTCACAGAGACAATATGGATATAAGCTCCACATTCTTCCCAAATTACCCTTCTCACTTTCTTTCCCTCCTTCATTCTTCTCAGAGCCTCCGAGAAGTCAAATATTTTCTTCTTCATAGCTACTTGTTTTTATAAATTTCACATGTCCCCTCATAAATTGTGCTATTTGTATAGATGTCTTTATATTGCGAAATGGAAACCAATCCATTTGCCTTCATTCCCTTAAGAATTTCATCATACAAACTTTCTATTGCTCTTCTCTTCAATTGCTCTATGCCAAATTTGTCACGGCAATAGTATTGCATTTCAAAATTTGACATTGTAACTCTTGAATGAAGCTTAACGACTTGTGGCTTTATGTATCTAACCTCTATCTTTGGCTTGATGCCTAGTTTGTCAGCTAGCCATTGTTTTCGTTTCGGTTTTACATCTTCTCCATCCAAGCAAACAAGCAGGATGTAGATAAAACTCATACAAAGATATAAAATTCCTATATTCATACGCTACTTCTCCTTATCGAATTTATTGCCGACGACCTTAAATCTATTTAACGAATCTTTCTCACTCAGAAGGTATGTTAGTGCAACGCAAAAATCACGACCATTCTTAGCGAGTAAAGAAAATGCGCCATATTTAAACACTACTATTCCGTCAGGACTATCATCGGTGACATTTGAAAGCATATCACCTTCCCAAATTTCTTTGCCATCGCAATCTTTCAGTCCTGTGAACATACAGATAGTATCTTGGTCGACTTCAGCACATCCCAACTGGAATAGTTCATGACCAATAGGTACTATCCATATAGTATTTTCAAAATGAGAGATTTCACCCTCTATCCATTCTCCATTGTCAAGACGTTTAGCCTTAAATTTGATATTTTCTATCTTCATATCTATTTTGCTTTAACGTTATACACTCCATCAATGACTTTTACCTCATAGCAATCGGGACAATAGTGTTTACCATCTATTTCTTCCCAATCAGAGTAGTCGCCAATATCAACTTCTTTGTTGCTGAATAGTGAAGAGCAAGTCTCTGTACCGCCAAATACTACACCACATTTATCACAAACAATCTGATACATTGTAATCGGTCTATACATAAGCTATTCTTCCTTCCCGTATAAAAGTTCAACACTCTTTCTTAGCACTGCCTCTATATGTTCTCTTTTGAGGTCTCTAGGCTGTCTAAGAAGCCATTCTATATCTCCGTCTATCAATTCTTGATAGGCTCTCCTTGATACTCCCATAACTATTCCTCCACTTTTACGCCAAACGGAGCACCATCATCAAATGTACATGACTCCATTCTGTATTTAAAATCACAACAAAAATTTGAATCTGGACTTGAACTAATTGAATTAATTCCATCAGAGATAGAAGAGATTTGAATCCGATGTCCATCTTTTTTATCCTTCAAGATTGAAAACGGCTTATGTTTACGCATTTCAGTCCAGCACTCTATAGCATCCTTGAAAGGACGGTACTCGGATCCAGGTTCTAGATTTGGCTTAATGCGATACTCTTTATTGCCATTAAACTCTATAACCTTTATTTCTGCCCATTCATTCGGAACGTTCTCATCTTCTATGGCACTTGGTTTGGTTCTACACTCAATTACCCTTCCTTCAGCATAAGCTTGCAGGATAGGATAAAATTCTTTAGCTTGATTTCTGTTCATGATTTAGTTCTCCATTATAATTCTTCATACATTTTTTGATGTCGTTCTAAACTATTTGTAAGTCTCTCAATAGCCATATTTTTCAATTCTTTAAAAGATATGAACCTAAAAATGGAAGTTTTTTCATACCCATTGTATCCTAGTCCATTAGACAATGTGATAGTTTCTTCTGTTGCATCTACTGCTTCCTTCCAATACTTAAGAGCTTTCTTTTCTTTTTCGATTATGCTTCTTAGGTTTGTAGCTTTGTTATAAATTTCTTCTGTCATACTTAGTCCTCCAATTCTTTAAGTGCCAAGACTAACTCGTTTTGAATATGAATTGCCATACCTTCACTCAATTTTATTCTTTTTGAGCCAATCATCTTGGAAACATTATTAATGTGAACTATTGCTTTATCTTTGCTCATTGCTTATCCTCCTTTGCTTTTTTAAGATAAAATTCGCTCCAATCTTCAAAAGTCCAATCTCTTGTGTTATGAGTAAGATTGAAAACTTCCGTATCTTTTTCTAACTGTAGTAACAGCCAAGCGTAATCTTCATATCGCTGTCTTAGCAATCTTTTGCGACACAATCTTACATGCTTGTATAACTTATAATCAGCGGTTGCAGCATCAAAGATTATTTTACCTACTATTACTAACAGATAAGCAGATATAACGCCTAATGCAATCCAACCTAATATTGTAATTACTAAGTCCATATTCTCTTCTTTTTACCATCTCCCTTTTACAGGAGATGGTGATTAGTTACTTAGATGGCTCAGTATATGATACTGGTTCCCATACATCGTAAGCTGTCAGCAGAACTGGAGCGATAACAGATGGAGCGAAGATGATAGATGCTACAACATCTGGAGCATTCAACTCGTAGTTAACACCTTCTACTTTGTTTTCCTTACTAGCCCAGCCATAAGGCTTTGCTGTAATCGTAGAGCCATCTTTCTTTTTAAAAGTCTTCTCGCTAGAGCAAGAAGCGAACAAACTTGCAACGACCAAGGCTGCTAAAATAATCTTTTTCATATTACTTCTATTTATGCCTCAAAGGCGGTTAGTTACTTTAAATAATTATTTTTAATTTTATCTGGTAATTCAAATTGAATTTGAAATGTTCTACGTATAGGATAGCCTTGATTTACATACGTCTTCCCAAGATAAGCAGTAGTTGCAATACTTGCATATCCTAAATTACCATTGCTCTCATAACAAGTTACATCACAATTATCATATACTGTGTCTATATCTGCTATGATTTTTCTGAGTTCTCCTAATTTCATATCTCTATACTTTTAAGTTAACAACTTATTCTTATAATTATTATACACATCACATGGAAGAGTACAATAACAATATCTCGAATCTGATTCTTGACACTCTTTATATTTATTAAAAGGACACTTTGCCATACCTACACCTCCATTTCGTGATTAATACCAAGACCGAATAGAAGGTGCTGGAGTTGATGGACAAAGTTAATACTAGCAAGATTATGTCTGTCTAGACCTACACACACCAAGAACTCACCCAAAGTTGTTATATCTTTTGTTATATACAGATAAGCTCTTTTTGTTGGCAATCTATACCAATCATAGCCATCATCCTTCCATCCATTCTTCTTTAGAATCTCAGAAGTAAGAGGTATTGGTACAATATTCTTAACCCAAGCACAGCAGTCACCTGAGAGATAGCCTTTCTCTCCAAATTCCGCACCTTCGATGTTCTCTAAGCAGACAACACCTTTCAGAACCGTTCCATCGTCCAACTTCAAAGTCTTTGATGGGTCAGATGATGTTACTTTGTAAACGACATTCTGTGCTGTACCTAGTGGTACTCCATTTGTCATCACCAAATCTCCTGGAATGTATTCTAGTTTATCCATAGCTTAGTCCTTTTTATTAACGAAATCTTCATACTCACCTATCGTGATTTCCACGAAGTCTGGATTTTGCTTCTCAGCTCTAATACTATCATCGAAGTAAACGAAAATGCGGTCTTTGTGACGTAAAAGCTGGGTGATGGAGAATCGGCTGACGTGCGGAACTTCGATATTCAGTTCCTTCAATATCTGGAAATGATGAGTAAAGGATTTATATGATGTAAGTACTGCTGCTATTGCCTTACCTTGCTTACTACGCTTGTTAGGCGCAATAGCTATATAGTAACCGTCCTCCAATTTTACGCCGTCTACCTTCTTCCACACCTTCTTATCTAACGTATCGTAACGCTCAGAAAGAACCCATATAGCGGTAATCTCGTACACTCTTGTGAGAGTTCTGTTAGGCTGATAGCCCTGATATTTTTCAAATTTGAAACCTACGGCTTCTTCTACTCTTTTCATGTAGGCTTGATGCTCTTCAAATTCTGCATCGAGAATACTCTTAATGTATTCATAAGCCTTTGTCCCTTGTTTTGCTTCGTATAACATATCTCTTTACTTTTTACGATGATTAAACTTTTTGATGGCATCTTTCTTTGAAGCTGCCATAATCTTAACACCATTGATGGTGAACTCATGCTGCGCCTTTAGCTGACACTTCCGCTTATCAGATGGAATGTTGCCTTTCGGAACATTAAATCTAATACGTGGAGAACCAAAAGGAAAATCATCACCCATTTGGTATTCCAATTCAGTTTGCATGCCAATTATTGATAGTAGTCCATTCATAATCTACCCTTTCTTTTTCTAAGTTCTAACATTCTCCTAGTTCTGCGATTTTCCTTGCCGCTAGGAGGGTTGCCACCAAGCTTTACTTCGGGGATTTCATAATTCATATAGATGGAAGCTTCTTTATTGAGTGCCTTAACTACTTCTTTAGTCAAGGCTTCTTTTAGTGATACACCATTTTGTGTTACAATTATCTTTGCACCGTCTCTAATCATACCTAGCCCTCCTATTTTTGATTACCAGTAATCAACTTGCGTAATTGAGATATAACCTCATTTACGTTCTTATCATGCGCTCCTTCGTAAAGTCCAAGGTTGAGCATAATAATGTTAAGTGCAGGGTCATTAATTTCAATAGCCCTTTCTATGAGTACATTAAGTACCTGTGCCAAAATCTTAAAAGTTATAGCATAAGGAGTATTGGATGAACACTCAACAATTTCTTTTAAGAACGCCGGTAAATCAACCTTCCATACCATATCGTTCATAACATAGTCACGAACTGTCTTACTTTTGATTTTCTTCATAATCACTTTACTCTTATAAATTGAACATTCTTTCCGTCTTTTCGCTCATTTGATGCGCACTTGATTCGATTACACGTTTCTATATTGATAATGTTTGCAATTTCATCAAAGAAACAACCAGTACAATCAGCTTCCTTGGTCTCAACTACTTTTAACACGACTTCTGCGCCAATAGGTAAATCTTCCATAATTAGACCTCCTCGTTATATTTATAAACAAGCCCGACAACCAACTTGACAAGTTCGTGATTTGTCATAACTCTAGTGTCTGTATTACCAAGTCTCAGCTCATCAATGATACGTTCTGCAACCTTCTTGATGTGCCCCATCTTAGACAGAGGAAAACGCTCAATGTCGGCAGCCTTATCAAGATGAAAGCACTCACGAAGGTAAGTGCCACGGATATGTTCGATTGTCGAACTTTCGCGAGTGACTACCCACACGCCCTCTTCTAGAGGACTATACGAGAGCATACTAACAGGCTCGTATTTTCCATTTATCTTTCGATAGAACGTCTTCGATATATCGAGGTCAGGAATCTTGTATTCCTCGTAGCGACCTTTACTGTTCTTTGTGTAAAGTTTTGGAATCTTTTTCATTTTTCTTACGTTTTAAGTTAGCTATTCTAGTTTCTCTAAGATACTCCTCAGATTTCTTCAATCCGAGTTTCTTAGCTTGTTTAGCGACCGCGTAAACGCTTCTGCCAACTATTCTAGCAATATCTTTGTTAGAGGAGTCTTGGTAACCTGTTTTTAATGCTCTTAATTGAGCTTCATTCCAAGGAGTGCCAGTATTATCTTGCGCATATTCTCCATCTATGATAATTCCGTTTATATCAAGATTAAGACCACTGAATATGCAAGCATTCGCAAGTGCTTTTTCGGCACGTTTATAATCAAGCACCTTTTTACCGATGATTTCGAATCCGAGAGAGAGTTTGTCAGGGCACTCTGAAAACACTTTCTTATCTACAGATTCAGGATATATAGCTTCCACTGCATTACGCATACGAGAATGAACACCCTTAATTGGGATAATAAAGTATTCGGCTATATTTGTTGCCCAAGAACCATTATATTCATCCATTGTCTTTTTAAATGCAGAAACAGAAGATTCAAGCATTCCGCTCAATATTCCAGACATAACAGTCATTGTGTACATCTTATGTCTTTCAATATGATGCTTTGAAAATTGGTTATCTAACGCATAATAACATTTCCTTACATCATCTTGTAGATTGAACTTGATGATAAAAGTAAGCTTATCCCATATCTCAGACATGCCGTCAGCTTTCATTCGTTCTTTGAATAAGTCAATCAGTTCATCTGAAAATTCCTTCGCCTCTGTCATTCTTCTCTTTACATCAAACTTAAATAGCTTTTCATCTTCCGATACCAGTTTAAATGTTTCATCTATGTTAGACTTGACAATTTTAGCAAAGCCGCCAACCATCGAGTAAAAAAGCATGTAGAGTTTGCTTATCTGTTCTTTTGATGGAACTGCAAGAGGAACACTTGCGAGTACACACGAATTATTTGGATTCCAATTTGTCTGCATACTATTTAAGAAAGACTTTAAACACACCACCTATTGCATTATCAACACTAATGCCTTCAGTTAGAAAATCACTTTTGAGAATATCATCAATAGAGTAACTCCAATCGCAACTACCTGTAAGACCACCCCAAGGTCGAAATGTCTTAAAACCAGATGATACATTATTGGCTGTATCGTAGTTATACACGCAATAGTTGTAACGTTTAGCAATTCTTTTGTCGTGATTAGATAATCCGTCCAATGGAATTATATTAACGTAATATTTTAGAGACAACGTAATTCTATCAGCGGTTGCATCAATGTAAAAGTCGCTACCACACTCGCCAAATTTATCATTGGTAACATGTACGTTTCCATACATATCTTCTATCGCATTCATCTTTTTTACCGCTAATCTTTTCATTAGGCTTTCTGTAATACCTCTTTGTTTTCTAGCCTCAACAAACGATTTCAGAAGTTCTTGCTGTAATAGTCCGCATTCTGTAGTTGCTTGTGCAGACAAATTATTGATTACCATTTCGTCCATATTACTTTGATTTAATGTTTCCGTATGCAGCATAGAAGCTATCGAGCTGCTGTGTTGTATGAACTAACTTCTGGTTGTAACTATCTCGCTCTGCTCTAGCCTTAGAAATAAAGACGAAGCTAACGATGAATGATATTACTATTGTTACAACTATGAACAACCAAGGCAGCTTGTGTACCGCCTTATTGATTGCTCTTCCTATATTTCTTAGGATAACCCAAGAATAAACACCGATAAACACTACCGCTTGTTTTGTGGTTGCGTTCTCAATACGTTCTTTCTGCGTCATAATTATTAAATTATTTAGTTCGATTGCACCAGTTATCGGTAGATTTCCAATAACCAGCTAACCATATTTCTTTCTTGGATGCGTCAGGATGCTCATTGAGCCATTCCTCTGCCATTTTACTTACGTCTGCCATAATTACTTTCTCAAAGAATCACCTGTAAAAGGAACTGCTTTTGTTGTTGCTATCAGTCTATCCACAACTCTATCTCCATATCTCTCAGTAAGCTCGTCAATACTGAGGTTTGTGGTAAGGATAAGCAATTTTCCCTTCTTCTCAGCATCGTCACAAAGTTCAGCAAATGGCATACGCTTGTTGCCATAAGAGTTAAGATTATCCTCTGTACCAATATCATCGACATAAATAATATGAAGTTTGAGAATTTCATCAATCTTTTTGTTCAACTCTTGTGCGCTAAAGATGTTTACCACCTTTTTATGTACATCTTTAATAAGAAGAGGAAGGATATACATTCCGATTACCGACTTACCTAATCCGCAACCGCCGAACATCAATAACCCTTTTCCTTTGTTGTCTGTCATCCAATCAACAATAGGGCGGTAATTGTGTTCGTTCCATTCTGCATTGCATCCAGACTTCATATTGACTACATATTGCAAGCCTCCACGCAAACGTTTCTCTGCATTAGGAATGCTTATTTGTACTCTGTCAATTTCTTGCGGATAACCAGTATTTCGCATCTGAGATATAAGGTTCTTGAAATATTCGCCATCTATTTGTTCCATCTATCTAGTCCTTTTGTGTAATCTTTATTTTTACTATTCTGTAAATTCATACCAACAGGAAGATTGTTGGCTTTCTTATAATGATATTTGTTGTTATTGTTCCACGTAACCAATCTGCTTGCAATTTGAAATACTTTCTCCATTTCAAACCGCATTTTTTTTCCACCATTATTCATTTCCGTCCAGTACCGATAGAAATCATTCAGCATATCCTTTCCGTACTCTTCGAGGTAAGGTTTCAAACTTTCTGCGAAATCTTTCTTTCGCTCCTCGATAGTTTTTTGTGTGTTAGCAAGTGTGTTACTTGATGCGTTAGCAGCACGTTTCCTACCTTTGTAACTTTTTATATCACAAATAGTTATTACGCTACCTTGGTGTGTTACTTGGTGTGTTAGTATGTGTGTTATATACCAATGTTTAAGCAACGTTCTTACGGTTTGCACTCCAATACATAGTTCACTCGAAATCTTGCGGATGCTAACAATCAATGTTCCGTTATCGTCTGCATTTGCTAGAAGATAAACAAACAAGTTTACGGCATTTGTCCTATCAAGTTTCATTAAATCACAATATTGTTCTTTGCTAATCTTAAAAGAATCCATTGTATTTAAAATTGTATGTTACACAATACTACTGCAAGTATTGCTCGTTTTTCTAAATATCATGCTGAATATGCAGTAGTGCGATATATTCATCAGAGTCGGGAAAATCAAAACCAGCCTCTTCTTTTGCCCACAATTTGAAATCAGAAATTGATTTACTCATTTCGTCTTTCGTAAGGTCAGCAGAAGAACGAAGATACTTATAGCATTCTCCTGTAAATTTATCAATCCCTTCTCTGAGGAATATATCTTTGTTCACTACCAGTTTATAGTAATGTGTCTTAACTTCGTCTAGAGTGTAGCCGTATTGAAGAGCAAATGCTGATAGAAGTAAATGAAGGTAGGCATTCTGATTTAAGGAACGCCCACGCTTCTCTTTCAGTTCTACCATAGCACCTTTGGTTTCCAACTCGGTTACTTTTGCTCTAAATTTTTCTAGCTCAAACACATTTTTTAGATTGAACCACATAAGCGTTGAATGCTCGTTTGATTAACTCTACGCTAGAATGGTAAATCATCAGGGTCAGATGATGGAGCAGCAGATTGTGGCTGCTGCGGTTGTGCAGGTGGAGTGTAAGGTGCAGATGGTTGTGCCACCCCTGCTGGTGCTTGTGCAGTAGCTTGTTGTGACACCTTAGTAACATTCCAAGCACGAATCTGATTAAAATATCTGCCTTGATATTCATGTGCATCAATATCAAAGCTAACGTTAATAACCTCACCGAGCTGAATGCCAAAATTAGCAATTCTATCTGCCCCAAAAACGTCAAAAGCCATCTTCTTAGGATATTGCTCTTGTGTTTCTATTACATAGGTCTGAGACTTCCACTCACCTCTTGCAGAAACGCCGCTTCTTTCAGGTAAAACGGCAATAACTTTTCCTTGAATTTCCATTATTTTTTATTTAAAGAATTTTGTAAAACCAAATCAGCCAACTCTTCAAAGTAGGCAACATCCTTAATAGCGGAATCTTGCTCACCAGTAACCTTTGATGCTATAGAACCTTTCTTCATAATCAAGCTATAAAGATAACTGTCAATAGTATCAATTCCCATCAGAATCCACGATGTAACAGCATTCTTCTGTCCGTTACGATAAGCACGGCATTCACACTGAGATAAGTCTGCCATCGTCCAAGGTAGCTCTGTGAATACGACATTCGATGAAGCCGTAAGAGTTAATCCTACACCAGCAGCTTTAATGGAACAGATGATTATTCTCTTTTTCTTAGCTTGGAAAGAGTCAATAGCCCATTGTTTCTGCTGCTGATTATCAGAGCCAGTAACGGAACATACCTCATTAGGAAACTCCTTTTTTATTGCATCAACAACGTCACGATGTTCTGCGAACACAATTATCTGTTCTTCCGTATCATGTAGAAACTCGATTGTTGCCTTCATCTTTCCCTTTCCAGATATAGAACGAAGATTCATAAATTTAACTAATGCCTTCATTCGTAGCTTTTTTCTAGCTTCATCCTCAGAGCAATTCTTATATTCAAGAAGGAATGTAAGCAGGTCTTTCTGACAAGTATCATATTCTTCTTGTGTTTCAGAATCAAGAGTAACACTAATTGTTGTTCTTGTTAGTTCAGGCAAATCTTTGAGCACATCTTTCTTTTCCCTACGGAAGTAACATGTTTCGTGAATCTTTTGATTAAGCTCTTCGAGATTCTCGTTTTCTCCATATCTATTACAGAACTCGCCATATCCGCCAAATTCATCAATTCTACCAAGAATAGCCAACTGACAAGCCATATCAGTAGCATGGTTAACCACAGGCGTACCAGTCAGCTCGTAGATATATTCCTTACCTTGGCAAATACCCATTATTATTTTTGACTGCCTTGTCGTTGGGTCTTTAACTCTTGCAGATTCGTCAATAATTACAGACTTGATAATTTTCAATTCATTACGGAATAAAAAGTTTTTAAGTCTTAATGGTTTAGAACCCAAGTCCACAACAAAATATTTCGCAAGAGACTCGTAATTGCATATAACCACATCATACAAATCCATCTTAGTAAGATGATAGCCGTATGTTGCGTTTACAGAATCCGTAAGGATAAGCGGACGAAGATTTGTGAATTTCTTGATTTCACGTTCCCAATTAACTTTGAGGGCAGCAGGGCAAATAACCAAGCAAGGAGTCGCTTTTGCACGTTCAATGGCAACGATGGATTGAACCGTCTTGCCAGTTCCCATATCGTCACCATTTATGCAACGCTTCATAGCGAGTTCCATGCGTACACCCTCTTCTTGATAATCGTATAATTTTGGTTTATCTGACATAATGATAATTATAATAAACACCACATTCTGAAAGCCCATTCAAGAGCCTTCTCTCTACCACGCAAATACAACTCGTCACCACGTTCAATCTTTTTGTAGAATACTTTCTTCTTAGTCTTTGAAACTGCAAAGATAAAGTCTTGATTTCCGTATCTAGGGTCAATGCTGTGCGTCAAGTCCATATACCATGCACGGCTTCTATCCCAGTCCACGAAATCAATCTGAGCTTCAAATTGTTCTTGTGACGTAGCTGCGGTAGTCTTCAAGTCTCCACCAAACTCGCCAAGCCACCAATCGAATTTACATCGTACAGGCAGTTCAAACTCGAAACCTTGATATTCCATCTTCATGTGTGGATTGATAAATGTTTTCTGACCGACCGCATTTTTCAAAACAAAATCAAGAAATCTGTCCTTTGTTGCTTGTTTCTTTAATACCGCAAGTCTGTCTAATCCCCATTTCCAATCCTTCTCTGTATATTTCTCATCATCAACCGTCATAGCGTAATGATTACACTTTTCTGGTTCAGTAACGAGAGCATCAACGAGAGTACCAAGATGGAATGCCTTTTTCTTGTCTGATTTCTTAACGAAGTTAAGCTGTGGGTTAAGAGCGAACTTCAATGCGGTGAGGTCTGAGTTGGAAACCTCACCACGTGAATAATAAGGGTCAAACGGTTGCTCTGCCATATTACTTAGCTGTTACTTCATCCTCATATTTAATATAAGGAGAAACGATATACTCTTCCTCATTGTTAGCATGTTTCTCGCAAGCCTTGCGCATAAACTCCAACTTAGAAGCAAGTTTGTCAGGTGACATAGAAGAACCCTCAATCGTCCACCACTGCTGAATAATATCGAGCCAAGCGTTTTTGTCAGTAACGACAAGACGTTTTGTGACCTTTATTTTCTGCTTACTTGTGTTGCCAACAGAAGTCTGAGCGAAGAGCGATTGAGCTTGTGCAGTAGCATGTTGTGCTGCGTTTTCAGCATCACGTTTCTCTTGCTCTGCTGCAAGCTTGCGTTGCTGCTCTTCCTTGGCTGCTTCATCAGCCTTACGGATAGTCTCTTCTTTAGCCTTACGTTCAGCCTCGGCAGCGGCAGCTTCAGCCTCCTTGCGCTTGCGTTCTTCTTCGGCAGCTTTCAGCTCTGCCTCCTTGCGCTTGCGCTCCTCCTCATCTTTGATGCGCTGAATTTCTTCTTGCTTTTTGCGCTCTTCCTCGGCAGCCTTACGTGCTTCCTCTTCCTTGCGTTTGCGTTCCTCTTCAGCCTTACGTGCCTCCTCTTCCTTACGTTTGCGTTCCTCTTCTGCCTTCTTGATTTCAAGAAGTTCAGCAATCTTAGAATCAAACTTCATAAGGAGTTCGTCACGTGTAGCAGTGACAGTCTGCTTATAAGACGCAAGCAATGATGCGGAAATTTCCTTGTATGCGCCGTTCATAATATCCTTTGCGTCATTCTCTTCAATTTCAGAAGAGTATGAAGGCTTGTTATTAACGAACAGATGTCCGAGGTCAAGAACATCAGAACACTCTGTAATACGTTTCTTAACTTCATCCTTGTTATCAAGGGTAAGAAGAGAGAACGTATTATTAAGTGAGTTGATAGCAGCAGAAGAATGCTCAGTAAGAAGATTGTTGAGCGTATCAATAGTATCAGTCTTCAACTTAATCTTAGCCTCTTTGATACGCTCCTGGCGCAGGCGCTCCTGCTCAGCCTTACGCTGCTGTTCTAGCTTGTAGGCAGCATATTCATTGCGCTTCTCCTGAATCTTATAGACAACTGAATCTGTATTCTTGGCAGAGATAAGGCTCTCCATCATCGTAAATCCCTTACGGACAATATCAAACACTTGGGTAACACCCTTACGTTTCTCCGTCATTGCTTTCTCTGTCAGTTTAGCCTTCTTGATAAATTCAGCAGCTTTCTCGTCAAGAGCATCATTCATACCAGAAGCACTAATATCAGACAGAAGAGATTCACCTGCCTGAACACATGCCTCATAAGACTTTCTGTTAGCTTGCACCGCATTTTCTGTATCTGATTTGAGCGTTGCAATCTGTCTTGTAATATTGTTGGCTTGTTGTTGTACCAACTGCAATTCTGTATTTTCAGCCATACTTTATAAATTAAAATGGAGAATCATCGTCAACCTTTGCCTTAACACCATTTTTCTGTGTTTCAGCTTGCGAAGCACCAAATGCTTCTTGTTGCTGCTGTTGTTGAGGTCGGCTGTCAATATCAGCTTGTAACATACCGCCAAGACCGACAGGTAACTTAGGATAAGTCTTAAAAGCATGCTTACAAGTCTTAGAGATAAGGAATCCTGTATCAATATCCTTGAAGTACATTTTGCCATCATTACCAGTATAACTACCTCCATATAGAGCGTTAGCCTTGTGGTCTTGACCGCCAAATTTAGCAGAATATTCACGCAATCTGTCGATACCTTCACGGTCAAGAACGAAGTAATCGTATGAGTTATTTGGAAGGATAATCTTTACGTAACAAGCAACGATACGTGAATTTGCTGGTCGTGGATAGGTCTTCACATAATCAACAAATTTATGACCGTCACGCTCACCGAAGCGGAAATCATCGCAATCATATACCACTACAGGGTTGTCACAACGAAGAATCTGTCCAGCCCTTTGACGAAGAAGAATCTCACCATATCCTGTATATGTAATCTTAGCAGTATAAGTTGATTGTCGGGTATTCTTGTCGTAGTTGCTATAACCCATAAGGTAACAGAGTGTTGTAGTTCCCTTTTCTAGCGACAATCCATTAATCGCTAAATTCATAAAGGCATCGTGAATATTCAACGATGTTGCTTTTTCGAGATACCCCTTAAACGAGCCGTTGAGAAGCTCATTATTAAACAGAGCCTTCTGTTCTTCAAAGAACACTTCTCCACCCTCTCCGAACTTCTGATTGTACACCTCAATAAACTTATCCCTTGCCAAGTCGCAAATCTGATTATGAGGCGTTTTATTTAACTGTTCTATATCCATTTGTATAGATTTTAAAATTAATGTACTCTATCAATATAACTAAAGTACGTTTCCACCATTACAGAACCAGTAGTTGTAGGTCTTTCGTAATAATGTGGAATCGTACCTAACTTTCTGCCATCACCATCTTGGTAATTCAGAAAAATAGCTCTAGCCGCCACTTCTCTTGACTTGTTTGCAGTAAGTTCCATCAAGCAAGCATGTAACTTGCGTTGATGGATTACTGCATTAGCCATTCTTGACGGCATAGATGCTATAAGTTTGTCGATTTTACTCATTCTTTTCCTCTTTGTTTTCGGAAGATGGAGCGTGATGTTCGAATACATCGAAGACCTTTGTTTCGTTGAGACCTACGATGTCGTAATCAATCATTGTTTTCCCCATTACCTCATCAATATATCGAAGAGCACGTGCCAACGACTTAGCCTGAACCAGATAAGTTACGTTAGAACGCTTCTCTTTTTCGGATTTCTCATCAATAGTGATAAACTGGAGTTTTGCCTTGTACCACTTATCATCATCATCCAAGTCAGAGAAGAAAATCTCGCCATAGTTGGTTTTCTTTGCGCTTGTAACGGCAGAATCACCACTAATATAGCAACTCATTTCATCAATGATAGATGTTTCTGCCTCGGTGCAAGAAAGTGCATCAACAACATAAAGTTCGTTGACTACTTTTTTCGAGCCATCCTCCATCGTCTTTTGGTACTTGATTCTAGTCTCATACCAAGATGCTGTCCTTGCTCTCATTACTCACCATCCTTTCCATTATCAGCCAAAGAAGCAATCTTATCAAAGAGTTCTTTGGCAACCTCACCTTTGATTTCGATGCACTTTACGTTGCCGTCACCATCACCACTGCCACCTTCACCATTGTGAAGTGTTTCATCCTCGCTCTCCAAACGTTTGCGAAGAGCCAAATTCTCGTTGTCGTGCAACAACTGGTCGAGAATCAGTACACAATTTGTCTTCTCGATTTCTTTGTCATTGCGAACAACCTCATCAGTACCATTGATGATTTTCACCAATTCATCGTACTCTTCCTTTGTCTCACAGTTACGTGCGACACAACCGATAACCTTAAAACGGTCAATCTCGAAAACCAACTTAATTTTATCTTTTGCCATAATAGCTACATATTTAATTAATTAAACAATAATAATCTTTCTCTTTCTACTCTTTTCTTTTTGCATAGTGCTACACTAGCCTTGCAAAGTTCAGTATTGTCTCTGTAATAATCTCTTTGCTTTTGTAGTCTTTCTTCACGATTTCTCATATATCTTTCGTGGTCGAGCTGGCTGCGCCTTGATTCGCTTCTCATTTTGCTAATCTTCTTTATC